CAAAAAGAACTTATAAGACATATGATTGGTCTTTTGAATATAATCTTTTCAGAACAAAAAATTGATACCTATGAAGAAGAAAAAGAAGTTCTTGAAGCTTGGGCGATAATTGCGCCCGCTATGTGGTGGTAAATGGGAAGGTGGCGTAGTCTGGTATCGCGGCGGTTTGCAAAACCGTTATTCAACAGTTCGAATCTGTTCCTTCTCTCCAAAATATATGGTTCTATAGTTTAAGCGGCTAAAACATCAGTCTGTCACATTGAAAATCCGAGTTCAAACCTCGGTAGAACCGCCAAAAATCTAAATGGTGAGAGTAGTTCAATGGTAGAACGGAGGATTGTGGCTCCTCTGACGTCGGATCGTAACCGATCTCTTACCCCAAATGTACCATTAGCTCAGTTGGTTAGAGCAACGATCTCATAAGTCGAAGGTCCTTAGTTCAATTCTAAGATGGTGCACCACTATATGCGTCGGTATGCCTAGCAGCGAGGGCAGTGGTCTGTAAAACCATAACACGAGAAACATCGTTGGTGCAACTCCAACCCGGCGCACCAATCTATGGGGGAATGGTGTAATTGGTAGCCACATCGCGCTTAAGACGCGATGCCGCAAAGCGTGTGGGTTCGAGTCCCACTTCCCCTACCATATGTGCAAATGATGGAACCGGTAGACATGAAAGTCTTAGAAACTTTTGCCTTTGGCTTGTGGGTTCAAATCCCACTTTGCACACCATATGGCGTCGTGATGCAACTGGTAGACATACGCGCCTCAAAAGCGTGGTTTTGTGGGTTCGAGTCCCACAGGCGCCACCACTTGTCCGTGTCGTATAACAGTAGTATAGAAGCCTTCCAAGCTTCGGGCGCGAGGGCAGCACTCGCTACGGACTCCACTAAGAAATTTTGACATTTCAAAAAATTTATGCTATAATATTTATAGAAAATAAAAAAGGAGATAAGTTATGTATAAGTTTTACTTTGGGAAGAAAGAAGTCGTTTGTGTTTCGCATTTCGCGGGCAAAGAATACAAAGGTCGCGCAAAATGTAGTCCTCTTGACACTTTCGATATTGAATACGGAAAGCGTCTCGCGCAAGCTCGTTGCGATGTGAAAGTTGCAAGGGCGCGCATTAAACATCACGCAAGGATTCTTTCTGAACTTGAAGAGCAGTATGATGGGCTTGATAGAAAAATCTATGAGAGAGAAAATAGTCTCGATGAGGCATATGAAACTCTTGAAGCTACGCTCGGCGTCCTAGATGAAACTCTTAACGAAAAGTATAAGTCATAATGTTTTGGGAAACGATTTGGAATGAAATGTGTATGGGAAATTTTTCTTTTGCGATTTGTGTAATTTGTCTTGTACAACTTATACTTGCATTTACACAACTTAAAAGAAAATGAACTTACACATAAAAGACAGTTACAAAACTACTGCTATTGCTGACATCCGCGCGCGAGTCATAGATTTCTATGATAAAGGGCTTTTAGGAAAGAATCGTTCTATTGAGAGTTATGTCGCAGAATGGTGCGCGCATAATTTCTTATACGAGATTGGATTGTTTAGATCTCATACAAAAGATGTAGATTTAAATGATGATGAAAATTTATGCTTGCGCGCGGGATACTGGCTCTTATATGTTATTTATTGGCTTATGGGAGTGTAACTCAGTTGGTAGAGTAACGGTCTTTTAAACCGTAGGGCGAGGGTTCGATTCCCTCCACTCCCACCACTTATATGGCGCTATCGTCTAAATGGTGAGTGACAAGGAGATATTAATGTCTATTTTAAGTTAGTATTCTGATGAAGAATTTGCTAGAATTGTATAGGAAAGTACAAGCTATAAGAATTGTTTGCTTTAGTTGGGTTACAACTCTTTTTCAGGTAAAACTTTAGCTAATTTGAAATTACGGATTCAATCTTTAAATTTATCTATTTCTCATTTTACTTCAAACACAAATCCAACTAAACGCTCTGTTGAAAATATATTTATAGAAAACTCAACCGCTGCTCAGAAAACTTTAAGAGAATGGTATTATAAAGGAAATTATTCGGAATATAAATGTTCAATTTGTGGCTAGTTGCCATTTTGGAACAATAAAGAGCTAACTTTAATTTTAGACCATATTAATGGGAAAAACACTGATGATAGATTAGAAAATCTTCGTTGGGTTTGTCCTAATTGTAATTATTAGCTGGATACAACAAATGGTAAAAATAAATAGCATAAAGAGCATACGCTAAACTATTGTATTGATTGTGGAAAAGTAATTACAAAAAATGCTAAAAGATGTATATCTTGTAATAATAAAAGACGATCAAATAAACAATCTGGCGGCATCGTATAACGGTTAGTACATAGCGCCTTCAACGCTAAAAAGGTGAGTTCAACCCTCCCTGCCGCTACCAAAGACACTTACAGCAATTACTTTGCACTCAGAATGCAGGGGTTATGGGTTCGAATCCCATAGACACAAAGTTGTGTTTTAGCTCAGTTGGTAGAGCACTAAATAGTGTCTTGAAAATTTGAAATCTTTTAAAATTTATGTTATAATATTTACAGAAAGAAAAAAAGGAAAGGATAAAAGACTCTTACAGCAATTATTTTTTATAATAATAATTTGGATATTATTTTTGAGAGTCTAGGTATTAAAAATGAATGAATTTTTGAAGAATCTTAAGAACGAATTTAACTTTACTGAGACTGAAAATGGCGCGGGCGCGCTGAAGTCAACCAATAATGCGGTATTAGACGCATTTGGAAGTCTCGGCGCGATGAAGGATGCGCCCGATTCTCAGATTACTCTTACTTTTGAGAAGGCTTTTGAAGAAAATAAGGACCTCGCGCTTCGTCTCTGGTTTTATATTAGAGACTGCCGCGGTGGTCAGGGTATGCGTAGAGTTTTCCGCGTTATTTCTAAGTGGCTAGCAGAATTTCATCCTCGCTATGTAATCGCAAACCTTCCTAACTTTTTGGAATATGGTCGCAGTGATGATCTTTTGTATGCGTTTGCACCTAGAACTCGTCAGTCTATCTATAAGTTTATTGCAACTCAGATTGATGAGGATTTGACTGGTATGAGAAATGGAAAGTCTATTTCTCTTCTTGCTAAGTGGCTTCCTTCTGAGAATACTTCATCTCCTAGAACCCGTGCTATTGCGCGCGATATAAGAATTAATCTGAAGATGACTCCTCGTCAGTATCGTAAGATTCTTTCTGCTCTTAGATCTCATATCAATATTGTAGAGCAGAAGATGAGCAAGAACAGATGGCAAGATATTAAGTATGATACCGTCCCTGGCAAGGCACATCTTAACTATCGTAAGGCTTTCGCACGTCACGATTATAATAGATATTCTCGCTATTTGACTACTGGAAAGATAAATGCAACTGCGCTCTTCCCTGTAGATATTGTACATCAGGCGCTTCGACTTCCTAGCGGGGATACTTTGTCACGAGAAATGCTTGATAAGATGTGGAAGTCTTTGCCTAATTATCTTGAGGGAAGAGAAGAGACTGGAATCTGCGTTGTAGATACTTCTGGATCTATGAGTGGAACTCCTATCGAAGTTGCTCTTTCTCTTGGTATGTATTGCGCAGATAAGTGCCGTGGACCTTTTAAGGGGCATTTCATTACCTTCTCTGCGAGACCTCAGCTTCAGTCCATTATTGGCGCAGATATTTACTCTAAGGTTCAGAATATGGAGCGAGCTAATTGGGATTCAAATACTAACCTCGAAGCAGTATTTGATTTGATTCTCCAAACCGCAGTTAGCGCGCACCTTAAGGATAAGGATATGCCTAAGAAGTTGTATATTATTTCTGATATGCAGTTCGATGCGGCAACCACTGAGTATTACTACGATTTTTCTAATCGTTATGCAAAGACTAAGACTCGTAATTCTGGTTTGACTTTTATGCGCCAAATGCGCGCTAAGTATGAGTCTTATGGATATACTATGCCTGCGATTGTTTATTGGAATGTAAGAGCTAGCGATAAGGGTATGTTCCAAGAAACTGTTAATGGTGAAAATTGCGCTATGGTTAGCGGATATTCTCCTTCTTTGTTTAAGTCTGTAATTGATGGAACTACTGTTGAGTACACTATGGAAAATGGAAAGATCCAAAAGAAGGAAACTATTGATCCTATAAATGTTATGCTTACGGCTTTAATGGACGAAAGATACGATAAGGTCGTAACTGAACTTTAAGTTTTAAAAGACGGTTTCAGCAATCTTCTTTAGAAAAAATTCGCCGATATTGAATTTAATTTAGCCGTCTTGATTTATGATTAATGAAAAGGCGCCTACAGCAATTTTTAATTGGAAGAAACTTTTAATTTCTGCTACCAAAAGGCGCCTTGGTTATTTTAATGTTGTAGAGACACTTCCAGCAATTTTTGGCTTTAGTTCGCCGACTGTCAGGTATTCCTGCTTTAAAAAAAGTGTCTCGGATATTTGCCCCTGTAGCACAAATGGAGAGTGTGGTAGATTTGTAATCTACTGATTCGGGATCATACCCCGACGGGGGCTCCAAAAATAAAACGAGGAGTTTAAGATGTATTACGATCATCCAGTGCAAGTTCGATTCTATCAAAGAGATTGGGAGCGTTATGGTTATGGAATTGCGTTCCACGAATATGTAGTTGACGGCTGGGATGGAATGGTATTTTTAAGCGAAGACATTATTCGACTTGCCGCAGAAGATGGGGTCAAAGAAGACGATGCAATTGTTGAGTTAAGTTGGAATGAACTTAAAACAAGAATTAGAGAGCCTTCTCGTTTTATAGATTATTAAAATTTGAAAATCTATAAAAATTTTTGTATAATATATATAGAAAGTTAAGAGAGATTGCGGGCTAGCATATCAGCAAATGCATCGGTCTCTAAAACCGAAGATGACGGGGCGGCACCGTCGCCCGCCGCCAAATTGAATAATAGGTGCAAGGCTTCAAAAGTAAGCGTCGACATGAATTTGAAGAGACATAAATGTTAAATGGAATAAGGAACAGCCTATTATTCATAAATATATATCTCGGAGTAGGGGAAGAGGGACCCCGCCTGATTTGGGATCAGGACATTACTGCGTCTTCGAGCGGCGCCTCCGAGACCACAAAATTTGAAATCTTTTAAAATTTCTGCTATAATATATACAGAAAGAAAAGAAAGGAGTTTTCAAATGTCTGAATATACTCATATCTTTGCGCGCAAGCAAGGCGGCGCAGAATTTGTCCAGCTTGGATGCTTCTGCGGCAGTTCTAAAATTTCTGAAGCTTTGTCAAACGCTCCCTGGCAACATATTATGCGACTTTCGGATCAAAAGCTTTCCACTGCTTCTGACAAACTTCAAATCGAGATCGAAAACTATAATGACTCGATAAATCGCGCGCAACTCCGTATAAAGCTCATTGTTGATATGAAAGAAACTTCTATTGAAGATCGTCTTTCGGCTATCGAAGAAGCACAAAATTTTATAGAAGAACTTGTTGAAGAAAGAAAAGAAGTAGAGTATGCAAAATCTTATATCGAATTTCTTCAAGGAATAAGTTCAGCAGAAACTACACTATATTTTGGTTGCGAATGTGGCGACGATGTGTCGGAAAAAGATTTAGTGTAATTTTGAAAATTTGAGAGCTTCCAAAATTTGAAATTTTCTGAAATTTTTGGTATAATATTTATAGAAAATGAAAGAGAGCTTCAAATTCTATATCGCGAAGTGGAGCAGTGGTAGCTTGCCGGTTTCATTATCCGGAGGTCGGGGGTTCGATTCCCTCCTTCGCCCCCAAGCGCGAGACCTAGTTGTCCAAAATTATACTTCCAAAGAAGCGCTAAAGTAGCCTAAATCGCTGTAAGTGCACTCGCGGCGTCAGCTTGAGTATTTCTGTTAGAATACTCCTCCGTTGAATTCGCGTTGTTAATTCCGTTATTGGCATTTCCCCGTTAGCGAAATGTGGTCCTTGGAACTAAGAGACTATACAATTTAGTTCTCCGTATTGGGGCTTGGTAAGAGCGCCGCTCGCGGGTTTTATAAGAAGTTAAATTAAGAGCTTGCTCGTGACGCGTACGACATGGGCGCGGGAGAGTCTTGTGGTAATTGTGCTACTCTCGAATGTAAAGATATCAGTTACGGATCTAGAAGCCTTAAATCTAGCGTAGTAATTGCGTGAAGTTGTAGACACCAGTTCGTCCTAATGTTCTGGCGCGCCCAAGCGTGAGTGGGACGATTTCAAGTAGACTCAAAGGATCATAACCTATGAGGACTGAGTTTCAGGAGTGATGAAACTATAAGATTTTTAACTTGCATAAGTGGGACGCCCTTATAATAGTTAAAAGTCTACCCCGCACCTATGGCGGCGTGAGCGGTGAAATGACGCGTAAAAGTACCCGTGGTCCGGAAATAGGAATAGGCAAGTAGCCCTTGTCGTTAAGAAAAACGAGTAAAGAGATCACAATCTTTCTCTTTTCCCGCGCTCTATTTGTGTGAAGAGCGCGGTTTCTGTTTATCATTTAGAATCAATAGGAGGGTTCATAATGAGAATTTATTCTGACGTTACAAAGGAATTTTATAAGACAGTTGAAGAGTGTGAGAAGGCTGAAACTCTCGCCCTTGATAAAGCTAAGAAAAAGAAAATCGAAGAAGAGAAGAAACTCTCTGAGCGAAAGGCTCGCGCGCAAGAGATTGAAGATAAGATTCAATCTGTTGCGGCTGCGCGCAAGGAACTGAACGAACTCATCGAAAAGTTCGTAGAAGACTATGGCTCTTACCACGCAACCTACGCGGGCAAGGGCGCAATTTCAGACGCATTTTTTGATTCGTTGTTTAATTTCTTTTGGTAAGTAATTTGATCGGTTGGGAGACGATCGAATAACTCCTTATTGTAGAATAAAGATTTTAGAGACTAAGGGTGATACTTAGTCTCTTTTCTTTTGTATAAAGATGGGCGCGAAAGTTCACTTATGTATAAGAGAAGTCTATGGAGGTGTATCAATGAATAACAAGGACTTTGTAGAATTATTAGTAAGTGAAACTATAGACCCCTCACTTGCATTACCAGACCCTACTCTTTTGTAGTATTATGATGACTTAAAAAATAGAGTTATTTGGATAAACGAAGAAATAGATGGAGATACATTAGATATTGTATCTAAAATTATATATTGGAATAGAGAAGACCGCGCGCTTCCAGAGAATGGGCGCAAGCCAATCCGTATATTTTTTAATAGTCCAGGCGGATCGTTGGATGTAGAGGAAACTGTTGTATCTATGATAAATGTTTCAAAGACTCCAGTTTATGGATATGCGCTTGGACTTGTGGCTTCTGCGGCATCTATGATATATCTTGCTTGTCATAAAAGATTTGCACTTCATAGTTCATATTTCATCTTCCATTAGGGTGGATGCGAGAATGTTGGCGGTTCTTTTGCAGAAGTTTAGGCTATGATGGATGATTATAAAATTTAGGTCTAGAAAATGGAAAAGTTCTATATTGAACATACTCTCTTTACAGAAGAAGAAGTCAAACAAAATATCGTAAAAGACTGGTATCTTCGAGGTGATATACTAAAAGAAAAAGGCGTCATTACTGATTGGGTTGATGATATTTCTGTTTTCTTTTAGGAGGTATAGAATACTAAATGAGTTACAAAGGATATGACATAAAAGAACTCGGCGCAGATGACCTAGACCTTTTATATAAAGGAGAACTTTAGATTGAAGGTTTTAAAGAAAATCAATATCTTTTAGTTTAGAGCGAGGGTGAAATAAAAGATTACTTCAAATTAAAAGATTCTAAATTTATTCCTGTTAAGTTTTAGACTTTATAGAATAGTTTTAGTGGAGAAATGAAGCCGCGCAATCCTTAGTAGAGATGTATGATTGATTTGTTGCGCGCGGACGATGTGCCGATTAAGTTGATTATGGGGCGCGCTGGTAGTGGTAAAACACTCGGTTGCGTTGTTGGCGCGCTTGAAGCGATACAAAAAGGAAAATTCGAGAAAATTTGTGTAGTACGAAATAATGTCCAAGTAAGAGAAACCGATGCACTTGGCGCGCTTCCTGGTGATGTAAACGCAAAGATGTTGAATTATGTGCTGCCTTTCGCAGACCACTGCGGCGGCTATGATGGTTTGGAATAGTTAATTGGAAGTGGACATTTAGAGATAATGCCACTTGGCTTTGCGCGCGGGCGCAGTATTAGAAATTCTATTGTTTATGTTATGGAAGCGGAGAATCTAACACTTGAGCACTTGTATATGCTAATGTGTAGAGTGGATGAGGGTTCTTAGATTTGGATTGATGGTGATATTGTGTAGCGTGATAGGACTGCTTTTGAGAAGTCACAAGGTTTGGAGAGGATTGTTGAGAGACTAAGTGGCGAGAAGGAGTTCGGATTTGTGGAACTTGAGAAATGCGAAAGAGGTCCGGTCGCGCGATTAGCAGAGAAGTTATTGGGGTGAGAACTTATGGCAATAAGTAATTAGTTTTTGGAACAAAACCGTCCATATATTCATAGCGATATCTTTAATTTTCGTTTAGATGCTGCTCACTAGCTAGGAGTTGGTTCTTCAACCGCCTAGAATTTAGGAAACGCGATAGATAATTTAGAAAAAATTAGAGATTATTTAAAAGCAGAAGCTGATAAATTTTTAGATGGAAAAACTTATTAGTAGGTTTCTAAAGAGTTGTTTTACCCTGATAACTATATAAAAGAGGCTTTAAAAGTAATAAGAAATCCAGATTTTATAAATGTTATTTTATCTGCGGTTTAGTTTAATGGAGAAAGTATTTCTCAATTTATAAAAGAAAATATTACTCAAACTGCAAAAAAGACCTTGGAGAAAATAGAGCATAGTTCAAATTTTGATGAGGCTACAAGCTATTTAGTCTCATATATTTTTAATAAAAGAAGTAATAATTCTTAGTAGGATATTAATAAAAAATTAATAAAGGTTTTTAATGAGCAACTTCAAGAAGAAAGACATTATTTTACACCATCTAAATCTTTTCATTCTGATGTGAAAAAAATCTTAAAAAAAATTTCTCCGATAGATAAAGATAAAATATGGGGTGCTTTTATAGATGATTTTAAGAAAAATTTAGCATAGGGTGGTTATGCTGAAGACATAGAAAAGAATTTTTTAACCAATTTAAAAAATCCCTTTTATCGTGCATTGGATAATGCCGTTTCTTTGCGAGATAGCTCAAATATTTAGGGTTGGCTTGGTGAAGATTTTAAAGATGCTCTTTGGAAAGCTATTGAAACAGATAAGGGTATTTAGCTTAGTTTTAAAGCTATAAATGTGGGCAAAAAAAGCGAGGCTGATTTAATAAAGTAGGTAAGAGAAAAGTTTGGTCGTTCAATTCAAGACATGACACTAACTTCAAAAAGTGGACAATCTCATTCTGACTGGGTATTATAGAATAAAAATGGTTTTATAGTTAGAGCGCAAGATAAAAATTCAAGTACCTTCTTAAAAAGATTAGAAGACGATTCAGATAATTTTATTTAGCCAATTAAACTACACGATAAAATTTAGTATTTGTCTTTAAAAGAAAAACTACAAAACTATAGATATAATTATATAAATAAAGAAGACTAGAAATTATTAGATTATCTAATAGCTAATACATTATGGTTTTCTAAGCGAGCTTCTCAAAGCAAAAAAAAGGGACTTTAGGCAAAAGGTGTAAATAAAAGTACTGGGCAACAATATAATAGCAAACTATAGGGTATAAGAGAAATTATAAATCGAATTCTTGCAGAAGATATAGGTTTTTTTGTGGGGTTTGATGCCTTCACCTTATCTAAAAGATTTGATGGATCTTTTATATTTACGGGAGGCAATAACACTTTTTTTGTTATTGATAATATTATTTTATATCCTACTTATTTAATAATAGAATATATAATTAAACAATTAGCAGATTATGAAAATCAATATAACCGTTTATAGGTAACTTTTTCTGCGGAAATAAATAAAAAAGCAAAAATTTTAGAAAAAGAAAAAGATGCGGCAAAAGATAAAGATTGGAAAGGACCACAATATGGTGCAAGAGTTCTTGAAGTTGGTAAAGAAGAAGGGTTCCAAATATTAAGTAAAACATATATTGATCGTGTTAATTTAAGATTTGATTTAAAAAAAGTTTTAACTTCTGCTTATGATTTTGGATCAAGTGGTGGCATGACTATTAATGATATATATTAAAAATTGATATTTAAAAAAATTTCTGCTATAATATATATAGAAAATAAGAAAGGAAGGTACCCTATATGCTGTGCTTCTACTCTATCGACTCTCCCACACTCGAAAAAGAAATCCACGAGGCGCGCGGAATTACAAAAAGTGTTGCAATTCGTAGTCTCGTAACTTCTATTGCGCGAGATCTCTATGAGATTATAACCTCTCACGAGGATCTTGATACCACCTATCATAAAGATTTCGATATGAACTTTGACGCGTATATTGATCCTATATATGAGGTAGTTTATAACCATAATGATCCGTGGATCTGGGAAACTTCAACCGATGATATGAAAGAATTGGCGCACAAGCACCCTGAAATAGAATTTATTCTTTCTACTACTGATATTGATACGAATGAAGAGTGGAGAGAGTTCTTCAAAGATGATAAGTATGCGATATCTTATTGTCATAAAGTATTTGATGCGGCGCCTACTTGGAGTAATACTTCATTCGAGGATACCGATGAATAAGGTCTGGAAGTTACTGTGTGCTGGGGCGTGTGTGATTTTGCTGGTGAGTTGCGCCCGCCCCTTTGCGCGAGAGGGTATATATACTTTTGAAGAGAAAGTATATGAGACGGCGAAAGTTGGGAGTCCTGCTTATCCAATGCGCCCGATCTCTGATTGCGTCTGCGCGCCCACTGTCCCTGTCGTGACAGAGACGGCGTCCGGCGCAAAACAGAAGAGCCTTCGCGCGGTTAATGTGGGCAAAGACACTGGGTTTAGATGCTTTGAGTATTCAAATGCAATCACTAACACCACTTCTAAACAATGGAAGATAGTTCACGAAGCAGAAGTCGGCGAGTATGGATTCTTATACCATTCTGAATATCCGCTTGCGGCGATTGGTCACGGATGGGGATATGTAATTGGAGATATCGTCGAAATTACGACAGATCAAAGCACATATACAATAGTAGTGGGAGATTACAAAGCATACAAGGATACAGATTCAACGCATAAGATCTCATATCGAAGCGGTTGTGTTTGTGAGTTTATTGTAAGTAAAGAACACCTTGATTCGCGCATACGGCGCGCGGGTAATGTGGCAATATTAGATCAATATAAAGGCTTAGTTTTGAATATGGAAAAGGTAGGAAGCATTTGGTAATTAAATGCTTCCTTTTAATTTGAAAATTTTTAAAATTTATGCTATAATATATATAGAAAATGAGAAAGGGGCTTCGAGAGATGCTTGAGAAAACGAAAGAAAAAGAAGATCGTAAGAGTCGCCGCAAGCCTCCAATCCCGCCTATGCGGCGCACTAAAACTCGCAAGGAAAAAGAAGAGAATATACGCACGAAGCATAAAGAAAGGAATGAAGAAAATGTTTGAGAAGATTTCTGTTAGTTCATCTGCTATTAATAGCGCATCTTATGACAAGGAAACTCAGACTCTAAGAATTGAATTTAAGCAAGGGCGCGAGTATGAGTATCCGAATGTGCCTGAGTATGAGTTTAGAAATCTTGTGAGTGCGCCGAGTGTTGGGAAGTATTACAATCAGCATATAAAGCAGTATAGTGTAGCAAGAGTTTAAGAAAGGAGTAAGTAAATATGTCTAATGTTAAATTTGAGATACCTACAATGAATAAACTCAATGACTTTCAGAAACTCGTGTATGAACATGGTGGTCCTGAGAAAGTAAGAATCTGGATTCGACTTCCTAAAAGAGCGCATAATATATTTGGAGAGTTTTTCTACAATCCTTCAAATACAAGTCTTTGCGAAGCAAGAATATCGACTGATAAAAATGACTGGTATTCTTTTGACAATGGATATCGAGTTAGACTGATTCCTTGTGATAATGATCACCATGATCAAATTTTTTATATGAATGATTTGTACCATATGTACATATATGATGAAGGTGTTTGGAAAATAAAAGAGGATGACGAATTTATTCAGCCTATTGAAATGCTTGAGAGGATAACGGATTCTGCGTATATTGTTCATACGGGCGAGTATATTTGTAGGAGATAAAGGAACCTATATGCTTTGTGAATCTACTTGTCCTATTTGTGGAGAATAAAATGGAACTCACATTTAAATCAATAGAACTTAATTTCGAAGAGAATATACCTTGCGCTATTTGTGGAGATTTAATATCTCCAAAGTATTAGTGGGTTTACCCCAATCAAAAGTTTGTCTATTTCTGTAAGAAGTGTGTGACAAAGGTGTTCATAAATACGGATCTTTTTGAAGGAGTATAAAATGAATATACTTAAAACTCACTACAAACACCAAAGAGAATTAGAACACGAAGATTTCCTTCGTCGGCAGAAAGAAGAGGCTGAAGCCTATGCTAAAATGACCGATGAAGAAAAGAAAGCCTATGACGAAGAGAAGGCGCGCAAGAGAAAAGAGTTAAGTGAGTTACTTTCGATTCCACTCTCGCTTTCACACTATCCTTATAATTAAAAGGAGTATAAAATGAAGTGTCCCTATAATGACTTTAAAGATTGTTTTAAAGATGAATGTCCATTTTATAGTTATGTAAAATTTGGAGATATATCTGCTGAAAGTTGTAAACGCGCGGCTTAGGAGTTAAATAACTCTCTTCCCTATGTGAGTAACTCTTTAGCTAATATTCCCGAAACTTGTAGATATTGTCCTAATCATCCATCTAACGGAGGCTCAGGTATTTGTCATTGTATTTTAGGTCAGAAAACTTGGACTTAAAGGAGTGTAAAATGAAAAGTCTTTTAATAGTTGTTGATATGCAAAATGATTTCATAGATGGAAAACTCGGATCACAAGCCGCGCGCGACATAGTTCCCAATGTTGTGGATCTTATAGACTATTGGAAAGGGGATATCTTCTTCACAATGGACACCCATTTGCGCGAAAGATATGAAGTAACCGAAGAGGCTGAACAGATTCCTTTTCATTGTGAGCTTGGAACAAGTGGTTGGGAAATGAATTATGAAGTATTCCAGGCTTTGAATAGACAGCACGAACTTACGAGATCTTATCAACTTAGTTTTAAGAAAAAAACTTTTGGCACCATAGAATTTCTGAAATATATTGACAGTGAGAAATATGAAAATGTAACTTTCTGTGGTGTTTGTACTGATATATGTGTAATATCGAATGCTTTGATGCTCAGATCTTTGCGCCCAAGTCTTCAGATTGCAGTTGAAGCCTCTTGTTGCGCGGGAACTACACCTGACAATCATAAAGCAGCATTAAAAGTAATGGAAAAATGTGCAATAGAAATTATATAAAGAAAGGATAAAATAAAATGTTAAATAAGGATTCAAAGAGAGAATTAGCTTACCTAGTGAAAGTTGATGAAATTCTTCCTATGAACGCCGATCGACTTGAGTGCGCGCGAGTTGGTGGTTGGAATTGTGTCGTAGGAAAGGGAGAGTTTAAGGCTGGAGATTATGCGGTCTATTTTGAAATTGACTCTCTTATTCCTGATAAGCCTCCTTTTTCTGCTATGGAGTTTTTGCGCTCAAAGAACTTTAAGATTAAGTCACAGAAGATCAGAGGAGTTGTATCACAGGGGCTTTTGATACCGCTGAGTGCTTGGGTTGATAATGAAGGAAGATGTCCAGTATGGATGGCAACTCTTCAGCTAGCCCTTGCTTCGGGCGCAGATGTATTGAATAGTGAAGCAAGATTTCTGACTGATGTATTGGGTGTAACTTATGCTTCTGCTGAAGATAACGCGCGCAAGGGTTCGGGTATAGATAAGTATAAGTCTATGGCAGCGCGTCACGCTAAGCTCTTTAAGAAGCCAGTATTTCGTTGGCTTATGAAGTATAACTTGGGTAGGAAGCTTTTGTTTATCTTCTTTGGAAGTAAGAAGAAAGACAATAAGAAATTTCCGACTCAGTTTCCATTCGTCAAACCGACTGATGAAGAGAGGGCAGAAAATTGCCCAGAGCTCTTAAAAGATAAAGAGCCTTGGGTTAAGACTCAAAAGCTCGATGGAACTTCTTCAACCTATATTCTCGCGCGCAAGGGTCGGCGCAAGTTTGAGCAGTATGTTTGTTCTCGTAATGTGCGGCAGTTGACTCCTTCTCAGAAGAACTATCATACTGAGATTGAAGGAAATGTGTATTGGATGATGGCAGATAAGTATCATATCTTTGACTTCTTAAAGGGATATCTGCTAAATCATGATTTGGACTATGTGTGCTTGCAAGGTGAAATTTGCGGTCCTTCTATTCAAGGCAACCCACATAAGTTCAAAGAACTGTGCTTCTTTGGTTATAACTTTATTAGATCTGACGTCGGGCGCATTAGCAGCATTGAGGCATCGAAGATTTGTGAACTCGCTGGGATTTCTTGGGTTCCTATCGTTGATACTCAGTACATACTTCCTGATGATATGGAGACTTTAAAGCTTGATGCAGATGGTCCTTGTATTGTTGGTTCTGGTCCGCGCGAAGGATGGGTTTATAGAAGCCAAGATGGACAAAGATCCTTTAAGAATGTCAGTCGCGAATATCTATTGAAACATTAACGAAGAGCCTTGGGCGTGCAAACGCTCAAGGCAATTTGATTTTTTAAAAATTTTATGGTATAATATATATAGAAAGTAGGAAAGGAAGTAAAAGTTTTATGTTACCAAGAATCTCACTCTCGATTGAGCGTTGGAAGTGGAATAAACAGTTTGAAATTTGGGTTTCAAATAAGGGGCATTTTCGTAACAGAGAAAAGAAACCGCTTGCTCCGAAAGTTAAGGATGACGGATATTTGTACGTTTATACCTACGGTTCAAATCCGAGATATACGTCGGCGCATAGAGTTGTGATGCACACTTGGAGACCTACGATAGAAGCTGAGTCTTTAACGGTTGACCACTTAGATCACAACAAGAGAAACAATGCTCTTACAAATCTTGAGTGGGTTACTAGACAAGAGAACCAGCGACGGGCGCAGAGTGACCAAATATTTGAAGATGGCAATACTGTTGCTGATTTGTTAAAAAGAAAAAATTCTCTTTCTGAAGATACAAAAATGATAATTTGTGTTCCTCATGTGGGAGAAAAACAATTATCTATCAAACAAGTTTCAGAGTTTATAAAATCGAGAATGGGTCCAAACGAAAAAGCTCGATATACAATAGATGGAATTATGAATACTGTAAAAGATAGAGTTGCAAAAAGAAAAGGTTCTGTCTTTGGATATCAAATAAAAATTGTAGAATAGGAGAGATAAAATGGCTGAGTTTTATATGGTCGGCGGACTGCCTGGAAGTGGGAAGTCTACTTTTTGTAAACAATTTAAAGAATTTTATCCCGATACCGAGATTGTTTCAACTGATGCTATCCGCGCGGAAATATGCGGCGATGAGTCTGATCAGTCTCAAAACTCTAAGGTCTTTATGATTGCAAAAGATAGAATCCAGTCTCTTCTTTCTGATGATAAGAAAGTGATGTTTGATGCAACTAACCTTAAAGAAAGAGATCGTAAGAAAGTTCTGAGTTGGATTGAGGGCATAAATTGCTGGTGCGCTTGCTACTTCTTTAATACTCCTATTGAAGAGTGTATTAAAAGACAGGATCAAAGGGCGCGCAAGGTTCCAGTAGAAGTAATACGGAGAATGGCGGAGTTTATGACTCTTCCGAGAGCTTCTGAAGGATTTGATTATGTGCATATAGTACAAGGAGATTTAAAATGGAATGTATAATTGTTGGCGCAGTTGATTTAACCCTTTTAATTCTTTTTATTTGGAGTCTAATGGGAGGAGAAGAGTAAAATGGATCTTGTGCTTTTAGTGCTTGCAATTCTTTTTCTTTGTATTCCCACTATCGGATTGGGATACGCAGTAGCAATTACTGCAATCGTTTATGTTATTATCCATACGATTGTGGAGATTATAAAAGAAGGAAGATAAAAATTGAAATTTTAAGAATTTTATGCTATAATATATATAGAAAAAGAAAAGGAGATTTCAAATGCGCGCGAAGAATTATTATGTCTATAGATTTGGGTATGAACCCGAAGAGTTTTATGTAAAATCTTATCATTCTTCTGAGATTGATCGTCTGTTTCGAGACGCCGCGCGGGTTGTAATCTTTAGCGATTGTAGTGATGAAGAGCTTGATGAACTTTGCGTAAACGGTCGAAAACTTTACTACGCTAGTTGGAGACCAGATATGGAAGTTAAATTTAAGGACTGTGAAACAGATGAAGTTGTGTTCGACGAATTTTTTCCAGAATATGAGCACTGAAAGGAAGAAACTATAAATGGATATATTCGATAGACTTTGTACCGCCGCAGATGAAGAGTATGGAATGTGTATTGATCGTGAAGAGGGTTGGTTTACTTGCCCTGAATGTGGAGAACCGGTCTATCTCTGTGATTGGAAAGACGAAGATTTCAATACCGAAGAAGGATTTGGTTGCCCAATTTGCGGCTTTACGATGATAGAAGAGGAGTAAAAAATGAGATATTTTATTGTAACCGATGTACACGGTTTTTATGACCAAATGTGCGCGGCTCTTGATGCGGCGGGTTATGATCTCCATAATCCTAATCACTGCTTTGTAAGTCTGGGTGACTTGTATGATAGAGGTCCTCAGCCTATTGAATGTTTAGACTTTGTGATGAATAAGGTTAATCCCGCGCGCAGAATCTTGGTCAGAGGAAACCACGAAGATCTTATGGAAGATCGCATCTTGAGAGGACATAATCTTTCTCACGATTATCATAATGGAACTGCGGAAACCTACGACGTAATAAAAGAGGCAGATAAGTTTGATTTGCTTTTGAGTTATCATAGCGCATTGTGTGTTTATGCAGAGACGAAGACTGGAATTTTTGTTCACGGTTGGATTCCTTGTCACACTGAGCGGAAAGGTTTTACGACTGATTATGAACGCTATGATTTCGTTGAAAAATGGCGCGATGCCCCAGAATCCGCCTGGGAGAGTGCGCGCTGGCTCAACGGCGTAGCTTGTTGGAGTGATGGTGTAAGAGTTAGTGACAAGACTATTTACTGTGGTCACTGGCATTGTTCTTGGGCAAACTATGCACTTGGCGATGCGAGTAACGAATGGGAAGATTTTACACCTTTTGAAAGAGAAGGAATTTGCGCCCTTGATGCGTGTACTGCGTATAGCGGAATTGTGAATTGTGTTGTGATGGAGGAGTAAGGGCTATGGAAGATCTAAAAGAACTGGAAAAGAGATATAAAGAGCTCGGAGACGAGATTGAAAAGCTGAAAAAGAAAGAGGTAGAAGAGGAATCTATTGCAAATGATCCTATTTTTCTTTTGAGTGCAAAAGAGTATAATAAATATAAAGAAAATATACCTATAATAAATTGCTGGTGGTGGTTACGGTCGCCTGGTTGTGATTCTCATAGTGCAGCTCTTGTTTCTGGTCTCGGCTCTATATTTAAATCTGGCGATAGTATCGAAAATGGCTATCACGCTGTTCGACCAGCTTTGAGATATAACCCACATGATACACTACTTAATCTTATTCCTGTTGGTGACAAGTTCGTTTATAATGGCGTAACTTGGGTAGTAATAGATACTGAAAAAAATCTTGCTATTGCTGAAATGCCTATTGGCTTTGAAAAATTCGACAATGAAAGTAATAACTATGCTACAAGTCATATCAGACAATGGCTTCTCTTCTGGAAAGATACGCATAGATATGGGAGAAGGTAAGAAACTAAAAGTTTGGAGAATAATATGATTTTCATAAAATTCAATGGCAACTGGTATGAACAATCTGAACACAATCCACAAGTTCTATTTAATCGGCGTAGTGGATTCTTTGTGCGCAACTCTACAGAAGATATTCCTACTGACGAAAAGATTGAATGTGATGGCTGGCACGAGCTTTTTATGTTGACTGGTTTCTCTTGGATGAAAAGCTCTATAAAAGAAACCGAGATATGGGTTGATCCAAGTGGTGGTATTTGGGGAGACGAGTGCCACGATGTTGATGCCGAGTATATTGTTGAAGATTTGTTTGGACTTGATCTTGATATAGGACCAGCGAGTGATGAACTTATAAAGAGAGGTTGGGTTAAAGCTCAAACTTCTCTTATGACACAATATTACTACGAAGATGGAATGTATGACGATCTTACTCGCGCGCAAGTATCTGTATTAGAGGAATATTGTCAATATCATGAGTTGCCGCGTTCTTTCTTTGGAATGAATGTATATGAGGAGGAGTAATATGGGACAGATATGGATTTCAAGTGACTTTCATTTTAACCACAATCGAGAGTTCATATACGAAGCGCGCGGTTTTGATTCTGTAGAAGAAATGAATGCGGCAATTATTCAAAATTGGAATCAAAGGGTTCGCGCGGATGAAGTAGGCTATATACTCGGTGATCTTATGCTCGGTGGAGCTAGCGCGCAAGCCTATGAATCTGGATTAAACCTCATAAAGCATCTAAATGGAGAGCTTCACATAATCCTTGGGAATCACGATACACTTGCGCGTGAACAACTATATCGAACTTTGCCAAATGTTGTAGAAGTCACACTTGCCGCAAGGCTCAACTATGATGGATATCACTTCTATTTGTCACATTTCCCTACTATGACTTCAAATTTTGAGAAAGAATCTTTGCGACAATGCACTATTGGGCTTTATGGGCATACTCACCAGACTACAAACTTCTTTGATGATATACCTTATATGTACCACTGCGGCGTGGACTCACACCAATGCGCGCCCGTCTCTATTGAAGAGATTATAGGAGAATGTGAGGCAAAAGTTAAGGAGTGCAAAGCCCAACTCTAAGAAAATTTGAAAATCTCTAAATTTTATGCTATAATATTTATAGAAAGAAAGAAAGGAGATCGGCTATGGAACAAGAAAGAATCACTGCGGCGGCTATCAAAGTCGCTAATAAAAGCTTATCTACTTATCCGATGGTTCTGACTGCGTTTCGTCATTGTGACATATTTGAGTTGATGCGCGCTATGAATATTCGTGAAAAATTTTATTACTGCACTCAAGGCTTTTGGACTTCTAATGACCGTTTTGTAGATCGTATTGAGGCAAAGAAAATTGCGGTCGCCGCGAATCAACTCATAGTTCCATTAAACGAAACCTATAACGAACTCTATTCTGAAGATGTGTGGTAAGAAAATTTGAAAAACTCCGAAATTTCTGCTATAATATATATAGAAAGAAAGAAAAGAGGTAGCGTTTATGAGAAAGTATGTTGTGTATATAGTAGAGAAGGGTAGATCAAAGTACCTCGTTTCTATTGCGCCTGATGGTGCAAAGTGGTCTTTTGATGTGACAGAAGCCGCGCGAATGACTGCGGGCGAGGCAGAAGCCTATAGGTCGTTTGGCTGGTTCTGGAAACTGGAGCCTTAAAATTTGAAATTCAAAAGATTTTATGCTATAATATATATAGAAAGTGAGAGAGCGGTCCGCCGCAGAAAGGAATCGAAATGGAACAGAATGTCATAAGAGATGAAAAGGGAATTATTCGCTACTTTATTAGACCGATGCAAGTTCGGTTTACAGATGACGAGGGTAATCGTCTCGGCGGCATTGGCTTTGAGAAGTATCTGATTTGTGGCTGTTGCGGAGGTGTCTTTGAGACAACTGATTTTGAAGATGAAGGGATTTCGGATATTGAGATCTTTCCTATATGGGTGGATATCTCCAATGAAATAATTGGAGATTAAAATTTGAAAGTTTTTAGATTTTCTGCTATAATATATATAGAAGGTAAGGAAAGGGAATCAAACAGAGTGAACGCCGTCCCTAAGGTCTTGAAATCGTGCTCGACCTTCTACAAAAAAGACAGACTGAAAATTTGAAAAACTCCGAAATTTCTGCTATAATATATATAGAAAGATCGGAAGAGAAAGTACGAAAAAATGCGTTGCATAGCGCGTTGGGCTTTTGCCTATGTGAGTCGCCCATCAACAAATTACGCCTCCAAAAAGCTTCGGCTAACGCAAAGGCGCCGCGTTTCTGAACTCTTTACGCACCTACAAAGGAAAAAAGAAGATGCCACCTCTCTTTAAACGCAGAGATTAAAAATCGCAAGTGGTGATTGCGCTGTGACAGCAGGAGTGAAGTTTACAAAGTCCATCTAGGTTGGGTTGTAATGCCGAGACTGTCAATTTCGAATCGCGGCTTATGTCTGCGGACTAAGCCCAGAGGAATTAGATGCGTCTGATTCCTCTTCTACGCCAACAAACGAAGAATCAATCTTCGGTTTATAAACTAAAAAATTTGAAAATCTCTGAAATTTCTGTTATAATATATATAGAAAGTAAGAGAGATAGAAAGTGCGCGGAGTGTGAACCGAGTTCTACTCAAATCACACTGGAAACAACCTCCAATAAGACCGAGACGCGCTGAGGTTCGTAATTCGGTTGAAGAGCACCGCCATTCGTAGAGAGATGGTCAACAAGGACCACGCGCCAACAAGGCGTAAGCAAGTCCGAAAGCTCAGTATAACGCGGGTGTCCATTCGACCTCGCGCTAAGTAGGCAAGAACCGGCTTCGACCAAAAGAGCAAAGCCTTCCGGTGGTTGGGACAATGCCGCCTACAAATTGGACAAAGCGCGGAGAAAGTAATCTTCGCTTTGGAATAAAACAAAACTAATTTAGGGTTGCGACCTACGCAAGAAATGGAGAAACACTATGAAGCTTACTAAGAGAGAGATTTACGAGACTGCGATTGCTATGCTCAAGGATGTGGAGACCGAGGTTAAGGTCGGTGAGGAGACTGTGAATGTGGCTGATCTGACCGAGGCTCTGAAGGGTCTGATTGAGGGTCTGGACAAGACCAATGCTGCTCGCGCCGCTAAGGTTGCGGAGAAGGCGGCTGAGAAGGATGCCGAGAAGGCTCCTATCAGAGAGGCTCTGGTTGGCGCTATGAGCGCTACTGAGTTCAAGACTGCTTCCACTCTGATTGCCGAGGCGGGTCTGGAGATTAAGCCTCAGGCGGTTCCTTCCCTTCTGAAGTCTCTTGTTGCCGACGGTACTGTCGTAAAGGGCGATGTCAAGGTTAAGGGCAAGGGCAAGCACATTGGTTACGGTCTCGCGCAGTAAGGCGCGCATTATGGGAAGGAGAAGGCTTTCGAGTCTTCTCCTTTCGGCTTTTAAATTTGAATTTTCCAGAAATTTATGCTATAATATATATAGAAAGAAAGGAAGAGGAGAGAAAACTAAATGAACTTTTATCTGTATCGAATTAAGTATTATAATGACATTATCGAGTGCCAGGAAGAAAAGGCGGGATTGACGGTTGGAGATTGCTTTGGAGCGGCGCTAGAAAGAGTCCTGGAAACTTATGGAGAAGCGAGCGCCGCAGAGTGTGAATTGCATCAGTTGGCTTTTGAGGATATCGTGACCTTAGATGAGTTAAAAGGTGTATTGGAATCTGATATAGACGACTAAACGAAAGGAAGAAACTTATGAATACTGAACTTATGCGCGCGGTCATTGGAGAGATTGTGGACGAGATTACCGATGGAGAACTTGAAGTTGAAGTGGATCTGGAAGATGATACTGCATATAATGCGGCGACTTCTATCCTTACTATTGGCGGCGATTTCGATTCTGAAGATGAAAGCGCTGATTTTATGAGACATTTGCGCGCGGCGCATAAGTTCGAGGAGAACTGGTCTATTGCTCTGATGACTCTTTTACACGAGATTGGACATTTTTATACTCTTGATGAGTATTATGAAGAGACTCCCGAAGATATACTCGAAGAAGAGAATAGTCTGAGAATAAGATTTATGTTTGACGCGAGTTCGGATCTTATGATAGACCAGTATTTTGATATGGGAAGTGAATGGGTTGCTACTGAGTGGGCAATCGACTGGATAAGAAAAAATCCTGAAAAAGCTAAGGAAATGGAGGAAAAGTTAAGTGGATGCTTACAGAGCAAGTGAGGTTGCCTTTCGGAATGGATTTAAAGCAGGGCGCGCATTAGAGCTTTGGTGCGGCGCAGATGCTCCGCGCGAAGCTTTGATCTTCAAAAATGGGACAAACTTAAGCCTCTTTTTGAAGCATTTCATAGAGATGCAAGAATTTTATGAAGGCGCGCGCCTTACGATCAAAAGAATAAGACTTGATGCAACTGGATTTAATGCTTTCTGTTTTATAAATGAGAAATTGCCGAGTTTGTGGGAAGTTCCGATTGTCGTGTCTACACAAAATGCGCGAGTCCGTGAAAAATTCCAAGAATACGGCGCGAAAAATTTGAAGAATTTGAAGTATGAGTAAGATAAGAGAGATAAGATCTAAATGGTCTTATCTCTTTTCGGTTATGTGGGCTAGAAATGTGCGCGCCTTCATAGATTTTAAGAATTGTGGGATTACATCAAAGGATTTTATGCTTCGCGCGCGGATGTAATCCAGAATTTTCTAGAAATTTTATGAGTTTTTGGGATTACATCAAAGGAATTTATGCCTTGGGCGCAGTTGTGTCAAAAAAATTGGGAAAAAGAAAGCTCAAAATTTTCCAAAAGATTAGATGCACCAAAATTTTAGAAGAATGTGAGCAAAAGTTTACATTTTGATGTAAGCAAGAAATATAATATAATATATAATAGAGGAAAGGGTTAAAACCCTTTCTTTTTTCTTTATCGGTTAGCGACCGGGTTTTTGCGAAGCAAAAACTTGGGCGCGTTAAAAGACAAAATGAAAGAGAAGAAGAAGTGATGGCTATAGCGCGGGTTTTGGCGGAGCCAAAACTCGTGCGCCCTTAGCCATCTGTTCGCGAAGCGAACTTATGGCGTGGCTAAGCTACGGGTTTGCGAAGCAAACTCGTAGCGTAGAGGTGGAAAAAGAAATTGAAATTCGTAGCGTATAGGGAAAAAAGAGAAGAAGGGGTAGAAATTGAAGGGGAGAAAGGGGAGAAGATTAAGAGGAATTAAATTGGAAGAAGGTGTAGTGAGAGGGAAAATGGGGTTCGCGCGAAAAGAGATCGTAAGAGGAGATAGAAGATTTGAGAGTTTAGGGGCTTTTGGGTTTATGTGAGAAGAGAAAATAGGAAAAGAATAGGAGAAGGGAAGAGAGAAAAAATTTGGGTGAAAAGGAGCTAGCTCAGAGAAGCCAGTAGAGAACTTCTGCTCGATATAGGACCCGATGTAACGACAGAGGGTCCCTTAAAAATAATGTGAAATTTTAAGATTAAAGAGAATAAAAACTTCAAATTTGTAAAGATTTTAAAATTAAAAAAAGAAAAATTTAGAAAAAAATTAGAAAAATTTAAAGAAAAAATAAAAGAAAAAATTAGAAAGAAATAAAAGAGAGAAAGAAGAGGAAAAAGTTAGCAGAGCTAGGCTAGCAAGGCTTTGCTAGTATTATATTACTAGAATTATATTGCTAGAAATATATTGCTAGTATTATGTGCCTAGCAAAAATTCCTTTCAACTCCTTATCAAATTTTTGTAGCTCTAAAAATTCGTAGCTCCTGGAACTTTCGTAGCTCTCAGAATTTGACGCAGCTGTCAAATTTTAAAACCCCTAAAAATTTCGGCGCGCTCTGTGCAGCTGTGTCGTAGCTCCTAAAATTTGACACGACGCAGCTGTAGCTTTCGCAGCTCTTGCAGCTGCCAAAAAATGGTAAATTTTTTCGCCGATAAAATTTGACACGGCACTCATTGGTAAAAATTGGCAATTTTGACGCAGTCGTGGGAATTGCCAAAAATTGGCAATTCTGGTGCCGTGAATTCGTTCAAAATTTCGTTACACAAAATCTAAAATTTTGTTACATAAAAGACTTGACTTTGATAAAAATTTGTGCCCGGGCAAAACTAGACCTATAAGGTCTAATTCCGGGAATTGAGATGGAAAAAATTGGGAGAGTCTTAACTCTCCCATAAATTTTTCCTCATCTTTTTATGTTGCCGCATACAGTGCGCGAAAATCTCTTTTTCGATTAGCACATCTTCAAGCCCAGTGTGGGACTCCTCAAAATCTTCCGTGCCGCTAATGTATCGGTAGAGGATTTCGGCAGTTGCGCGCGGTCTTCCGTTCTTCATCGTGTACCCATTCTCGCGCGCCCAGGAAATGTAGGTTTTTTGCTTGCAAATTGTATCCTGCGCCATCTTGAGAGTGTCCCAGACGGGAATCCCATAGGGGAGGAAGTAGCGAGCGCGCGACTTTGTGAGATAGCGGAGGGTTTTGGTGGTTGCGGAGTAGTCAAACCGCGCATTGTGGGCGATTATCGCCTTTATGTTGTACTTCTCGCAGAGTTCGCGCAGGTAGTTGCGCGCGGTGTAGATTGAGACGATGCGGCGTTCGTTGCGCGCGAGGGCTTCCTCGTAGAGGGGGCGCTTTTCGGCATAGTACGCAGTATCAAAGAGGGCGCGGTCCAGGCAGAAGACTTCATAAATGATGAAGCTGAAAGTTTCGACGACATTGCCCTGCTTGTCGTGAACAGCCCCGCCGAGGTCATACATCATCGGGTCATCAAGGGAGTTCGCGGTCTCCGTGTCGATTGTGAGGTAGTAGTGTTTGCGCTTGTCCATTCGGTTGAGTTCCTTTCTTGTTCTCTTTCGTTCTGTGTATATTATAGCACAAGGGGAGGAGATTGTCAAGGGGTTTTTGAAAATTTTTCAAGTTTACAATTTGTTCACAATTGCGCCCGCCCGGTTGTTAGACCTATAAGGTCTAATTCGTCCCGGGCAGTTAGTCATGACTAACTTCCAGGAAAAGGAAAAGGGGCGGATTACTCCGCCTCCTTCTTCTTCGCTTCGCGTTCGGCTTTTGCCTTCGCCTTCGCCTCACGCGCTGCCTTGTCCTTGGCAATCTTTGCCTCTTTCTTGGCGGCATTGGCGGCGGCTTTTGCCGCATCGTTCTCAAGCTTCAACTTGTAGTCGGCTTCGAGAGCGTACCCATCATAGGGTTCACCATCGCGAGAGCCCGTCGGGATTTTTGCGGTGACTTCACACCATCTTTCATTCCCTTCGGTATCGACACAGGGATAAGCGATAGACCCTGAGCCGACGATTCGGACATCCTCACCTGCGGCGATGAGTGCCTCAAGACAGATTTTGAGGCAGTTCGCGCGGAGAGCGCTCTTCAGTTTGTTTTCGTTGGTTGCCATATAAGCACCACATCCTTTCTTTATCTTACGAGTATATTATACACCATAAAAATGGATTTGTCAAGGGGTTTTTCAAAAAAAATAAAAAAAATTTTGCGCGCACTTTATCGCTTTAGTGTGGTATCACTTTAGTGTGGTAAAGTCCGGCGCCCGGGAAGTTAGACCTATAAGGTCTAATGAGGAAAAGGCACTTAATCTGTGCCATAAACTTCTATTAGAGACAATTCTAACCAATCTTCAAAAATTTCATTAAAAGTATCAAGGTCGCATTCGTTCAGTAAATCCTCTTCCCAATTTTCGCCTAAATATTCTTCAATAAAGTCCCAATGAGAAGTTTTTCTATTATATATGGTAGTTTCATAAGTAATCCATTGTTCCTCTAAAAGGAGACGAATTGCATTGTAGTAATTATTTGCAATTCCAATCATACCGTGATTATTTTCATAGATAACAACAACCTTCATTTTTTCTTTTCCTTTCTTTTTTTCTATAAATATTATAACACAAATTTTTAAATTTGTCAAGTTTTATTTTGAAAATTCATAAATTGTTCATAAATGCGCCCGGGCATTAAATTAGACCATTAAGGTCTAATAAAAGAAAAAGAGACCGAAGTCTCTTTTAGTCTCTTGTTATAAAGAACGGGTCTCTACCAATCGCCCAAAGTTCAGACAAAAGAAGTTTTGTATTTTCTACGAAGTCCTTATCATATACCTCGTGATTGATAACAACGTTATCTTCAGAATCCATATTATCGCATATTTCGCTCAATACGGAAAGTGAACGACTAATTGAGGCGCGCTCGCAATCGTCAAGTGTGAATTTAATAGTTTTTTCGGTCAGCATAAGTTTTTTCTCCTTTTATTCTTTTTCAAACCATATCCCTGAGAGTTGCTCAACAGGGAAAAATGTTCCCATACCTCTGAAATATCGTTCACCTTTTTCGGTTTCTGGGGTATCTTTTGTAAATTCCTCAAAAATTTTTTCGATAATTACTATGGCGGCATCACGAGCATAACGATCTGGTCCCTTCATAATTGTGCCATTTTTAAGCGCAACTTTGATGACAAACTTCTCTTTGGACATAAGTTTTTCTTTCTGGTTTTTTGGAGTGTCCGTCTCCTTTAGTGTCTATATTATATCATACTTTGCGCGCGGTGTCAATAGTTTTTGAAAAGATTTTGAGTGTTTACAAAATGTTCATAATTTGCCCGGGTATAGTATTAGACCTAAAAGGTCTAATATACTCGCGCAGTTAGTTGTGACTAACTCGCGCGGAGAGGGAAGCGCAGATTAAATCTGCGCATCCTTCAACATAATTGAAAGAACTCTTTCGGTATATCCATCGCCATCACGGTCTTCTCCGTCTTCGGGATAGATAACATCGATTTCTCTTCTCAGAATATCATCTGAAGCATTGGGCGCGCCTGGTTCGTCCTTGTAGATACAAACGATTTCGCCCTTTTCTTCTGACCATTCGTAGATATCAACCCACGAATCGTCAACAATCTGCGCGATATCGTTTACATACAACTTGACGACGGGACAATCCTTGATATAATTCATATCGTTCTCTTTCTGGTTTTTTGGACTTTCCTTGTCCTTTCTACGAGTATATTATAACACGATTTTCTCTAAAAGTCAAGACTTATTTTAATTGTTTACAAATTATTCATATTTCGGACTTATTAGACCTAAAAGGTCTAATTCGCCCGGGTACGCGGAGTTAGTCGCAACTAACCGCGCGGAAGAAGGAGGAGGACGCTTGCGCGCCCTCATCGTCTTAAAGTGTCTTGCTTTCGCTCACGAAATACTTCGCGCCGACCGCCTCAAGAATCTTCTTCGCTTCCATACTTTCGGCTTGCGTTGCGGAGTAGATTTCAAACCGCTTGTAATCGCCGTTTTCAATATCGAGAAGCGAGAAGGAGAGTTTCTTTTCATTCAAGAGGTCAGTTGCCATCTGCTCCATCTTTTGGGAGATTGTCGCGGATATCTTCCAGAGCTTGTCCTTCGCCATCTTTTCTTCCAGAAATTTCACAATCCAGACACAGACGAGGTTACACCCGCCGACGATTACCACCTTCTCCCAGAGAGGGAGCTCGCAGGTCATATAGACCAGAACAACCGTATATATACCATAGGCGACGGCGTTCACGAGGGCGGCGACAGTCTTACCGCTTTTGACGGTGCAAATTGACTTGATGGTCTGCACAAGGACATTGACCGCGTTCAAAATGATAAAGAGAAGTAAAGTGTTCATTTTTTTTGTTCCTTTCGTCTTTTGTTCTTTACGAGTATATTATACACCACGCGCGCGGATTTGTCAAGAGGAAATCAAAAAAAATTTTCGAGTTTACAATTTGTTCATAAATTGCGCCCGGGAGTTAGACCTTTAAGGTCTAACAAAGAAAAGGCGCAAGACGCGCCCTATGGTGGAGTGGACGGGATTCGAACCCGCGTTTAATCTGACCCAATGGGACTTTTACGGATTAAGACTTGTCCATATACTCAAATCGACCACCCCATATATGGTTGAGACCGAAGCCTCAACTCAGTCCTCGAAATGAACTAATTGAACTCGATACAAGTCCTCAAGAATTTCGTTCAAGTCATCAAGACTTTCGACATTCCAAAGAGTGTCAAAACATTCTGCATAACTTTTTGGCATACGCCAGCAGTCTCCATCATAGATAATGCGGCAACTGCCCTTCATAACTTCATCTGTTAAAAAGTGAATAAGGTTTGTCCAAAGATGAAATAATTTTCCATTTTTAGTATCTAAATCATACACAACAAAAAATTCTTTTTGAAATTCGTATTTCATTTTTTTATTCCCTCTCTCTTTTTTTTTACAAGTATATTATATCATAAACTTTCGGGATTGTCAAGACTTATTTCAAAAATTCATAATTTATTCATAATTTAATTTTCAGAATTTATTAGACCTTTAAGGTCTAATTATATTCGCGCGAGTTAGTTGTGACTAACCATCCCGGGGCAAAAGATCGGCGCGAATCCGCGCCGACTCATTTTTATTTTCTTTCATTGTCGAGAAAATGATGCTCGATTTTTTCTCCCCACTCTGTCCCTACAAGAAACACAGATAAGTGACCCTCTTCGATATGAAAATCTTCTCCGTCATCTTCTCCCATAGCAACGCACAAATCTTTTTCAAAATCTACTTTATGAGATTTTAAGATTTTAATAAACTCATTGATTGTCATTTTTTAATCCTCCTTGTGTCCATATTTTTCGGGTTTGAAGTTTTCATTTTGAAATCTCTCAATGATTTCTTCATCATCGGTACTATTGCAGAATTCAAGATCGTAATCGTTTTCATCAAGTTCAAAAAATTCGATTGCGTCTCTTGCTAATTCTTCCGTAGAAAAACGCCAAGTAACATCTTCTAAAGTTAAAATCCACATTTTTTTTCTTCTCCTTTCTTTTGTGAGTATATTATAACACACAATAAAGGGAATGTCAAGTCCTAATTTAATTGTTTACAATTTGTTCATAATTTAATTTCCGGAATCTTAGACCTATAAGGTCTAACTGTGCGCCCGGGTGGAGTTAGTTGTGACTAACTCGCGCGCAAAAGAGAGGGGCGGTATCACTCCGCCCCTCTCTCCGTTCTCACTCCTCGGAAGTCTCTTCAGAAGTGGTCTCCTCGGAAGCGGTCTCCTCGACCGTCTCCTCGACCTTCGGGAGTCGATAGCACTTCACCTTCCGACTCTTGCCATCGACCTTGACCTTCGCGTCGAAGCCCTCAAGCCTCTTGTCCGCGACGAGTCCGCGCAGAATCGCGCTTGCTCTCTGGACGGAAACCTTCGTACCGCTTGCGACGGTAGAGGCGGTCACGACGAGGTTGGGGTTCTCACCAAAAGCCTTCATAATCGCCTCAGCGATGGGCTTGTTGGCTTCCTGCGCCTTCGTGGGCTTCTCGGCTCTCTTGGCGAGAGTCGCATCGAGCTTCGCGATGGCTTCCTGCGCGTGCTGGCGCAGAGCCTCGTCAATGTTCTCGTTCTTGACGATGGCGGCGAAAAATTCTCTGTTAGTCATGGTATTGACCTTTCTCCGACTTTACGCAGTCGGCGCGCAGTTTTTGTCTTTTAGGGAGTTACTCTCTCTCCCTCTCGACACTTATATTATATCACGCTTCCGCGGATTTGTCAAGGGGTTTTTCAAAAAATTTTTCATTTTTTTGAAATTTGGTCTATTATTATTTGACTACTTAACCTCGTTATTTTGTACTCGGTGCCGTTACTCTCGGCTCTCTCCCCTTGACGATTATATTATAGCATAAGAGACCTGGAAAGTCAATCGTCAAAATGCACAAACTTTCGGGAATTTCTCACCGGTTTTTGTGCAAAATGACGGCGCGCCCGGGCATCGACTCACCCCAAGAGGTAGTCGATTTCCGTAATTTTTTTAGAGAGTCTACTTCTATATTTTTGTAATTCTTTGCGCCCGTCGAGATAAAATTCGGCTTCAATTTCGATGCGCTTAACTACCAGAGGAACAGTAGGACGATTGTGATAATATTCAGATTTTAGATAAATACCATAACGCCCTATGTTATAATATTTCTCCATTCCCTTTAAGTATCCTTCAAGACACTCTTTTTCAGATTGCCATGGAATAGGAACTTGTTTTTCAAAAGAAATTTCGGTTTTCTTGATTACCTGAAAATAGGTGGCAAACTTGCGATATTGTTTTCTGGATTTGAAAATCATTTTTTTACCTCGCTTTTCTTTTCTGTAAATATTATAACACATAAAGTTAATTTTGTCAAGAGAAAAATTGTAAACAAATTGTGAATGCGCCCGGGCACACTACGAAAAATGGGAATTTCTTCCCATTTTTCGCACTGAACTCGTCTTATCCGAAAATCTTTTTCAGAAGTTCGTATTTCGCAACGAGTTCGTCCTCCGCGTCCTTATAATACCTCGTGACGGTATAGAGTTTGCCGCTGAACATTGCCGCAGTGGTGCGCCCATTGCGCGCGAAGAAAACAGTGCGCTCAAAAGTGCGGACATATTTGTGCATTTCCTCGCGAGTGACGGGAGTGGAAGGAATATCCCAGTCTTCGGGCTCATGGTCCTGAAGCAGGCAACATCCAGCGAGGAACAAACAACCTTCGCAACTGCCCTTTTTCTCTGCGCAATACTGCTTGAGGGTCTGCGCGGCTTTGATAGCCTGTTCGCGCTTTGAGTTCTCAACGGCGGACTTGTTCTGTTTAATCATCATTCCCATTTTTTATCCTCTTTCTGGTTTTTAAGAGTTGTTCCTTCTCTTTATCTTACGAGTATATTATACACTATTGAATTAAATCTGTCAATAGAATTTTTAATTGTTTACAAATTGTTCACAATTCGCGCCCGGGCGACGGAGAAGAGTTTCACGACTCTTCTCTATCAATGCGCGCGAGTATTTCATCGGCGGTCAAGTATCCTTCGACATCGTCGGAATCTTCGACTGGTCCTCCCATTATCTCAATGAGTCCCCTGTCTCCTCCGTATGAGAACGAGTGGCAGACCGCATCCCATTCTCTTTCATTTTCGTCGTTGTAAACCAAAACCTGCGCGCCTCCATGAAGTGACCGAACCTCGACTTTCTTTCCGCGTGCATGAAGACCCGCCGCGAGTTTGAACAGTTCGTTCAAGTTTATGGAACCTTCGGGATTTGAATACTTCATTTTTTTATTCCTCCTCTTTCTTTCTGGGAATATTATAACATAATTTTTTAGATTTGTCAATAGTTTTTTAAAAGTTTTTAAAAATTTTTTCTTCGCCCGGTCGGTTAGTTATAATTAACCACTTCATAAAAATAGGGGGAGCAATCGTAATTGCTCCGCCTCGTGCCTTGTCCTGCCGTCCCCTTTCCAAAGGCTTTGGGTTGCCCACTTAAAGGCTTGGCTCACACTTATATACCGCACAACAGGACTCCATGCGGTCGAGGACTTTATCGTGGAAGGCTTACAGACTCTCGTGGGTCACACCCTCACCCTCTTCGGTGCTTTTGGGCTTTGCTTCCCCTCCCTCAGTGTCTATATTATATCACACCTTGCGCCATTTGTCAAGTGGTTTTCTAAAAAAATTAAAAAATTTTTTCGCCTGGGTCTGGTGGTATGTTGGATCTAGTCTACCGAATCTGGTGCGCGCCCGGGCGAAGGAATGGCCCTCACCATTCCATTTTGAACTTCCAAAAATCGTCCTCTTCTTCCTCTTCTTCTTCGTCCTCTTCCTCTTCTTTGGGTTCCGCAATCTTCCAGAACTCTTCCTTTGGGTCAAGAACCTCGCCTGTAAAAGCGTCCAGTAGGTCAAGCCTTGCAAGGTCATCGCACTCACTCAGCGCGCAGTGATACTGAAAAGCCAGCTCGCGGCTTATGCACTTCTTGGAGATAACTGTTCCGTCAACCGCCTTCGCGCTCACCCAGTAAATTTTATTATTCATCATTGTGGTTCCTCCTCGGTTTTTTGGACTGTCCTTGTCCTCTTTACGGGTATATTATAACATATGAAAAAGCAAAAGTCAATAGAATTTTGAATTGTTTACAAATTGTTCATAAATTGCACTGATGCGCCCGGGCACAAGTTAGTTATGACTAACTCATGCAAAGAAGGAAGGGCGCACTATCGCGCCCAGATTGAGAGGGAATCATTTTAAAGTATGCTCGCTATGAACCAGAGAAAAGTCCAAACAAGAAAAATGAGATTTAACACCAAATAGGGCTTTTCTTTCTTTATGTTATACATAAAGTTCGTAAAGTAGCCGACGAACAGAATGCCCAGTCCTATAGCTCCGACATAGTTGCCAACTACAAGTATTAGGACTATGGAGAGAAGAGCCCCGATGATGAGTCCTATCGCGCGCGAGATAAATTCTTGATATTCTTTCATTGTAGGAAGTTCCTTTTGTGTTCTTTATCTTACGAGTATATTATACAACAGTTTTTCAGAAAAGTCAAGAGATTCCTGAATTGTTTACAAAATGTTCATAATCTCGGGATCCGCCCGGGCGCGATTAGTTGTGACTAACTTTATGGGCAAAAATTTGGAGAGACTCAGAGTCTCTCCAACCATTCCCGCATTTTTTTCGTTTCATGTCCGAGTCGAATTTTTTCGCCGCCGCCATTTTTTTCGCTTTCTCTTGTGAGAGATCCAAAATTCGCTATAAAGTTTTCATATTCCTGGCGACTCATTATGTAAGCCATTCCATCAAGCGTGCCGTATATGTAAGCCTTGCTTGCGTCTTCATCAAGATAAGTTTTAAGGTTCCGTCCCTTGCATACTGTAGCGCGAGCGCTCTTGATTTGGTAGTTGAGGCAATCAGTGCCTTTGTTGTGGGCGATGTTGTCGGCTTTTTCGATTTTGCCTGTGAGAGTGAACCTGATTGACTGCTCGACATTCTGTCCATTGTTCTTGTAGTTGTTGAGAAGAGTGAAGTTGAATTTGGTCATTGTTGTGACTTCCTTTCTTTATCTTACGAGTATATTATATCACGCTCGGGCAGATTTGTCAATAGTTTTCGCAAAATTTCTTTATGAATTTTTTATGAACAAAAATTCTGGAATTAGTTAGTTATAACTAACCGCAGATCAACCTTCCCCTTCTACCCCAGTCTATTATATCATATATTAAAGGAAAAGTCAATACTTTTTTTAATTGTTTACAATTTATTCACAATTTTATTATAGAAAGTTAGTCATGACTAACCCGAACTACTGTAAAGTTAGTTATAACTAACTGAACGCCCGGGCACAAAGTTAGTCATAACTAACTTGAAGTAAATTATAACTTTATCACTTTATTGTGATAAAGTCATAACCCTTTTACTTTTCCAGAATCTTCTTAAGTTCTCTGTTTTCACGCTGAAGCGCGCGGATTTTGTCCCAGTCCTTTTCACTCAAAAAATCCGTTGATACCTCGATAAGCCAGATTTTGTATTCATTTTCTTCAATTCTTTTCTCAATACTCATTTTTCTTCCTCCTGTGATTGTATTATAACATATTATATTTGATTTGTCAATAGCTTGATTGTTAATAAATTATGAACGTCTTGCCTGGTGAGAGGGCTTATCGAACCTCTATGAGTTCGATAAGCGCCATCTCGCTGTAGCGCGCTCTTGCCTCGCAATAGGCGGCGCCCGCGGCTTCAGCGCCGTTTATGACCTGGACGGTCTCTCCATTGACTCTCAGTTCATACATTAGCTTCATCCTCCTTGTGCCTTTATTATACCATCTGGCTCTCGCTTTGTCAAGAGCCGAATTGTAAACAGTCTGTGAATACCCGAGCGGATGACCATCTCACCCGCCTGGGTGGGGCGGGTGGTCAATCCACCCGCTCCTCGAGCCACCTCAGCAGAGCCTTCGTTTCGTGCCCGAGTCGTATCTTTTGCTCACCGCCGTTCTTTTCACTGTCTCTCGTGATAGCTCCGAACCTCTCGCAAAAGCTTATATAGGTCTCGCGGTTCATCACGTAAGCTTGTCCGTCTCGCGTTCCATAGATATATTCAGTACTCGCATCGCTTGCCAGGTAGGCTCTCAGGTCAGTGCCGTGGGCGACTGTTGCGCGGGCGCTCTTGACCTGATAGGTCAGCACGTCGCTCCCGCGGTCAGCCCGCACATTGTCAAGCCGTCCCGCGTCGCCCGTCAGCCTGAAGCGGATAGAGCATTCTATCCGCGCGCCCGCGTTGTGAGGATAGCAGTCCAGCATTTCAAATTTGAAGCGGGTCATGCTATCACCTCCTTCACCACGTTGCAATCGCTATCCCAGATGGTTAGTGGGTCATCCGTTGCGTGTTCCTGCGCGTAGTGTTCGCATTCTTCAAGCGTTCCTGCGAACATGGTGAGGTCATCGGTTACACTGTCATCATAATAGGTGACTCTATAGCCATGCTCTTGCTTGTACAGTTCAAGTGCCTCATCAATCGCCAGGTCAAGATAAAAGCCGTGAGGCTTTTTGCCAGCGCGTGGCATAGCGTGAACCTTTTCCATGAGTTCCCTATAGGTAACTTTTTCGTCCATGATAGTATCTCCTTCTCCGACGGAATATGGCGCCGTCGGTCACCTGTGGTGTCGTTTGGTGTTCCCTCCCGACGGTCTTATGATAACATAATAAAAAGAAAATGTCAAGGGGTTTTTGAAAAAAAGTTAAAAAAATTTTTTGGTGGGAGTCGGGGGTATATTCAGTATTTGCCAAAACCTGGAAATTTTCCGGGTGCGCGCCTGGAAACATTTCCTTACAACATCAAAAATATAACATTTCCTTACAACATTAAAAATTCAAATTTCCTTACAGCATATTCTTTCGGGACTTTCTAGTCCGAAATTTCTAACCGAAATTTCTAGCCCGAAAATTTGACATCTACCCCAATTTCGTATATACTATAAATAGGATAGGATATATCCTAAAGGGATATCCCAAAGGGATATCCCGCCCACATAAAATTTAAAGGAGGTCAAATACTAGCCAAAATCCCCGATAGGATATCTCCACTAGGAGATATTGGCTAGAATATCCGCTAGGATAATGTCCCAAAATCGCTTAAACCTAAATTTCTCACTCCAAACCCGAGAAGAGCGCACACAATATGTTCAAAACTTTCTCGCGCAACACTCTCGTTTAAAATTTTCCGAGACTGAACTCGAAACCCTATCAAACTATATCCTTTGGGGCAAAAACTCCGAAGGCTAGAATGGGCGCCAAGAAGGTCTTGATCTTGAAACCCGCCATAAAACTTGGGATTCAAAACCCGTAGAATCGCTCGAATCCCTCCTAGAAGATCCCGCTTTTAACGAAATTGATCTCCAACCACTAGACGCACCGCGCCCTCGTATTCCACCCACAAAATTCTCACGATCTCGCGCGCAAGCTCTCGCAAATCCGACCCATTTGCGCGAACTCGAGTCCCTTTGGCACACAATTGACGAAACCGACTACATTCTAACGACTTATGCGGGCGCCACCCCTCGCGAAGAACTCCTAGCTCGTATCGACCCTTCTGCGCGCCCCGCCCTTGAAGCCCGCGCAAAGTCTCTAACCCCCTACTCATACCTTAAGCTTCGTCACCAATTGGTCCAACTCCGAAGCTCGCAATTCTACTACAAAGACTCTTTTGCGCCCACAATCTTCCCGCGCAAACTCGAACCCACTCCAACCGAAGATCCCCCAATCTTCGGCGCAGATATATGCGTCCTACCATTCGGACTAAAACCCACTAAACCCTCAGACCCCACAAGTCCTCTCTGGGCTCCATAGTTCCCACTTCCCACTACACTCTCTGAGCCAGTATTGCGCGCGGTCTCATCGCGCTTATGGGCGCCCACAACCCCCACTAAATTCTCCTTCGACTTCCGTAACGAATCCCATTTGCGCGCCCTCCTACCCCTTATTCCACGCTTCCGCGCAGAATCAACTCTCCCCCAATCACTCTACTCTGAATTGCGCCCCTTCCTCGACACATTCGACTTCTACGTGACGGGCGCGCGACTCAGCCCCATAGAATCTCACATTCTAATGCGCAAAAGTGCGGGCGCCCCAAATCTCTTAATACGAGATGAAATCAATCAAAAATACTCCAAACTCTATACAGATAATTACATCTCTGTACTTTTCTATAAGAAAATCATTCCGAAAATAGCGGGCGCGGCAGCATTACACCGAGAACTCTTAGAAAACTGCGCCTTCCCCGAAAACTTTAAGGTTTGCAAAGACTGCGGCCGCGTCTATCTCAAGGATCCACGCTTCTTTGTGAGAAGGGCTAGATCTAGTGACGGACTTAGTCCTCGCTGTAAGGAATGTGAGAAATTAAAAAGGAGATAAAACACAAAATGAAATTAAAAGATAAATTCGCGACAGAGGTCGCGCGCATAAAAGAGCCCGAAATTTTTCTTGGGGTCGCGCGCATTTTAGGCATTAAGTTCTAGAAAGACGAAACTCCAGATTTTTGGGTACTTTTGGGTCTTATGTTGGACTCTTTTGAGAAGCAAAGTAAGAAAAGAAGAAAAGAACTCGTCCAAATTCTAGGAGATGCTAATCGCGCGAAGATAGAACAAAAAGAAGTAATAGAACCTTCTACTGATTCTTCTTCTTCTGATTCTTCTTCGCCAGTAACGGCGCGCGAGGCATCGGAGGTAGGAATCTAATGCCCATAATCCCTAAAATTCCAGAGCGTGAGTCCCACCTTAAAACGTGCGCCCAATGCGGTCGCTCCTTTGACATCGAAGAGTTCGCGCCCACTCACTCCTACTTCTACAAAGATGGACATATTCCTCTCTGTAATTCTTGTGTTACATACTATTTGCGGGAAAATGAATTTTCTTGGGAAGCAATAGACAAAGTCTGTTAGTGGGCAGATATTCCTTTCATTGTAAAAGAGTGGGAACGCATATCTGAACTTACATAGCCAGCGCAAACTTGGGCTACATACGCGCGCACCTTTAGCGGAGACGAATACAAATCTCTTGGGTGGATCGATTACTTTCATCAATATCAAAAGCTCAAAGAGGCTTCACAAATAGAGTATGAGATTCCACTTCTCGATGAAAAACGAGTTAAAGATCTTCAAAAGAAATGGGGCGCAAACTACTCACCTGAACAACTCGATTATCTCGAAGACCTATACAAAGGCTTAGTCGCAACACAAAACATAAACGGCGCACTTCAAATCGACCAAGCTCAAAAGATTTGCAAACTCTCACTTGAAATTGACTCACAAATTCGCGCGGGTAGCAAAGATGTCGATAAATTCTTATCCTCTTATGACAAACTCGTAAAAACCGCAGAATTTAATCCAAAGAACTCAAAAGACGACAATGATTTTAGTTCCTTCGGAGAACTTGCGGTTTGGCTCGAAAAGCGCGGGCGCGAAAACCAATTCTACGATGGCGCGACTCGCGACGTTATAGACGAGACAATTAAAAACATCCAATCCTATAACCAACGACTCTATATTAACGAAGGTGGTATTGGTGATGAGATTACGCGCCGACTCAAAGCAATTCAAGAAGAAAATTCAAAAGAAGGCGTTCAAACAGAAAGCTCTGATATATATGGCATTCAATTTGAATTTGATGAAGATAAATACGATAACGAAGGTTTCGAGCAATTTGAAAACGAAGAGTTTGATGGCGGCGGAGCAATAGGGGGTGTATAATGTCAGAACCTATTAAACTGCGCGAGCCTATAATGACTTTTAATGCGCGCGACCGTGTGTTGCGCGACGGTGTTGAGGTAGAAAAAGGAGTTATACTTACTCCCACTTGGCTCGAATAGCACGAAGATTTCTTAACGAATATGTGGAGTCTATATACTGTGTATCCTGATATATATTTGGATCACATTACTCCAGTAAAATCAAATTTTAAGCTTTTTCCTTATTAGAGATTATTCTTGCGCGCCTGCATGAGATATACGAATGTGTACATTACTGCGGCGCGTGCTACATCAAAAACATTTCTTGCAATACTTGCGAAGTATCTTTAGTGTATGTTCTTGCCACATCATGTTGGCTCTATCGTTGCGCCGAACAAGTCATAGGCTTCAAAGATAACAAAACAAAAAGTTCAAGAGATATGGCGCATTTGGCCTCTATTAAAAGATGAGTTAGAAGTTTATGGTGGAGAGCCGCGCGCGAACTTTTCAAAAGATTATGCTGAGTTATACTTCAAAAATGGAAGTAAATTATCAGTGGTCGGTGCGCTTGATTCCGACAGAGGAATTAGAACGCACGCAACGCTCATAGATGAAGCGCGCGATTAGGACGGTGACGCAATAGCAGAAATCATTCTTCCTTAGATGAACGTGTCTAGAAGAATGGAAAATGGACTTATAAACCAAAACGAGTCTATTAATACACAAGTTATATATGCTACATCTGCGGGATAGAAATCTTCTTACGCATATGCGGCGCTTATAGATGTACTTGAACAATCAATTATAAGTCCTAAAACTAGTTTCTGTATGGGGCTAGATTATCGTATTCCAGTTTTGCACGGACTTATTGATAAAAAGTATGTATAGAACTTAAAGCTTTCTCCTTCTTATGATGAAAAGACTTTTGCGGCAGAGTATTTAGGAATTTGGGATGGGGGAAGTAAAGAATCTTGGTTTGATTTTAATAAAATTGGAAAATATCGAAAACTTGTTAATCCAGAATGGCAGCAAAAAAGTTTATAGAATAGCGATTATTTTTACTTATTTTCGGTGGATAAAATTTATGTCCCCACACCGAGTAATCGGTGTGCGTAAATTTTCTTTAATGCGGGGAACGCTTAAAGCTTGATATACTAAAATAATCTTCCTCAGATTATGACGTTACGAAAGTAGAAACAAATATCAAGATGGTATATGGTGTAAACCTAAGTACTACAAAAAATAGCCAATCCGCGCCAGTATAAACTGGCTCAACGACTATTCCGAGAGGAAGTAGATCTAAGTAGATCGAAATGGAAAATATCTCTATGAGATAAAGATATAGTCTTATCTATATGGAAACATATAGCAGTTCATAAGAGAACGTATATGACTTAACGCGTCATATAGAAAGTATTGGTAGGTAGATTACACGACCAATCTGTTGTTTGTATCTTTAAAGTTATAGTGCGAAATGGAAAATACTATGCTACGCTCGTTAATTTATATGTTATTGGACGCCAAGCAGAAACTAAAACTTTCGCGCGCCAAGCAGCAGATTTGAAAACATTGATTGAGAGATTTAATCCGCGAGAAGTCGTGATGGATTGCAACGGCTTGGGTAGACTAAATGCTCAAGTAAAATCCCTTTAATTGCTGGAAACTCCTTATGGACAATCAGCAGCAAAGATTTAAGATAAAAACACTTTTATTGGAGGTGTATATATATGGAAAAGAAACTAATTACTATTTGTAAGTATCCATTAAAATTCAATTATTATGTAACAGATGATGGCAGAATTTGGAGTGAAAGAAGCAATAAATTTCTTTCTCAAACCAAAGATAAGGATGGATATATGAAGGTTGCATTATGTTCAACTGATTTACCGCCTAAGAAGGTTCATCGTTATTCAGTGCATCGTCTGATAATGGAAAATTTTTGTCCAGTCCCAAACATGGATCAACTTCAAGTTAATCATATTGATGGAGACAAAACAAATAATTGTTTATATAACCTTGAATGGGTAACTTGTGAAGAAAATATTCATCACGCCATGGAAAATGGATTACGAGCAAAAGTGAATGGCGCTGCAAAGCTAACACCAAATTAGGTAAAAGAAATTTATATCCGTGGAAATAATGGTGAACGGAATATAGATTTATCTAATGAATATGGTGTACATCCAGATATAATCGGTAAGATTAAAAATGGTAGAATGTGGCGCGAAGTTACTTCCAATCTTAAATAATGTTCAACGACTAGGTTTTATACCGTAGGCTCAAGTGAGTCGAAATAGGGGATATCTTATAAAAGATAAAGATATAGTCTCAACTATATAGAAATATATAGCAGTTCATATGAACGCGCGCGACTTAACGACTCGCGCGGAAGGTAACTGGTAGGTCTTGCAGATGAAATGATTCAAACCCAATTCAATGAAAAAGGATAGGAACTTGCTCCACTTGGTTTCTTTAATAGTAAAGATTACCAAAAAGTTTAGCCAAAAGAAGCGCCTCAAATCTTATACTCTTTAAAAGCAAATGGACCACTTAACTCAAAAATCCATAGTAATGCTTACACAAGAGTAAATAGCGGCATGGTGAGATTTCTTATTACAGAACAAGAGGCGCGCGCGAGATTACTCGCTACAAAAATAGGTCAAAAAATGAGTTTCGAGCAACGAACTCAACGATTAATGCCGCATGAAATGACTACTCGTCTTTTTGAAGAAATGGCGAATCTTCGACTTAAAAGAAGCGGTTTGGATATTGTCTTAGAGAAAATAAATTCTCGTTTTCCTAAAGATAAATTTTCTGCTTTTGAATATGGGCTTTGGCGCATAAAAGAACTCGAAGAAGAAAATCTAAAAAGGTATAAACGCCAACAATCTTCAAATAGACAATTAGTATTCTTTACAGGAGGATAAAAATGAAAGATGTGAAAAGAGATCTAAGTTGTTTCTCTAACATTTCGCGCGAACTCGTAGCAAAAAATGCCGCGTCCTGGAAAGAAACATATTACTCTCAATATTTTTCTCCTCGATATGATTACTCTCTTGAAGAAATAGAACGTATAATAAATTCTGGTGAGGCAATTTCTCAACAATATCTCTCAAGATACTTCTATGATCGAAATGCAATTTATCGCCGTATCTTAATGTATTATGCTTCTCTTTTAACATATAGCGGGTTATTGATTCCTCATATAAGAACCAATAGTAAACTCTCCACCCAAAATATATTAAAGAAGTATTATACCTCTTTAGATTATATCGAAAATTTACATTTGCGCGAAGTCTTAACTCGTGTTTCATTACGAGTTTTGATTTATGGCGCGTATTATGGAATTATTCAAGAGAAAACAAAAGATAGTTTTGTTCTTTTTGATTTGCCAACAGAATATTGCCGTTCTATTTACAAAGATATTTATGGAAATGATATTTTAGAGTTTAAGGTAACATATTTTGATTCTATTGTTGATGAATATCTAAGAGAAACCGCATTAAAAACTTACCCTAAAGAGATCGCAAATCATTATAGACGTTATTCTAAAGGAAAAGTATCAAATCCTTGGTGTATGGTATCAGCAGATGTGGGAGTTTGTTTTACTTTCTTTGATGATAGTTTGCCAATTCTTATACCTATTATACCAGATATTTTAAAATATGATTAGGCAATTGATACAGATCTTGAGCGCCAATTAGAAGAAATTAAAAAGATTATAGTACAAAAAGTGCCACATTTAACAGATGGACAATTACTTTTTGAACCAGAAGAAGCGAAAGTAATGCATGAAGGTTCAGTAAAAATGTTAAGTGGAAATAAAAATCTTTCAGTTTTAACCACTTATACTGATGTTGATGCGGTCGTATCTAAAACTTCGGGCGAAAATGTTGCAAATGCAATTAAACAAATCTTTCAAAATGTTTATGCTAATGCTGGTGTAAGTTCTGAAATATTTGCGCCGACTGGCTCGCAAGCAATTCCAATTTCAATAAAAAATGATTTATCTCTTATGATGATACTTGGAAATAAATATGCACATTTCTTTACGAATATTTTGAATTCTTTGTTTAGTAATTCTAATATTTCCTTTAGCTTTGAAATTCTTCCCGTAAGTTATTATAATCAAGATGAGTATATTACAACTGCATTGAAGCTTGCTTCAAGCGGTTACAGTTTCTTAGTGCCAGCAGTTGCGGCGGGTCTTACTTAGAAGCAATTTACTGATATTAAAGACCTAGAAAATGATGTGCTTCAACTTGCTGATAAAATGCGCCCACTTACTTCTTCTTATACATAGTCTGGAGAGCCTGGCGCACCAGAGAAAAAGCTTGAGGATAAATCGGACAAAACGATTCAAAATCAACAAGCAATTGATAATTAGGGAGGTGAATGATAAGTGGCTATAAGTTTAGATTTTCCTATAGTGATTTATAGCGAATTAACTTAGGTAAATGAAACTTTATCTAGAGCGCGCGCAAGAATTTTTTATAAGGGCGCGAATCGTAATGGTACTTTTATAACTGACGATTTTGCATAGAGCCTTATTGATTCACTTCCTTATGTGCCAGTAAAGGGAATTTTTGATACTGATGATTTTACCGATCATGGAAAAAAAAGAACAGAGGGGCGCATTTATGGTATCGTTCCTGCAGATTTAAACTTTGCGTGGGAACCTCATTTAGATGAAGATGGGGTGGAAAGAATATATGCTTGCGCGGACGTTTTGCTTTATACTGCACTTTATCCAGAAGCAAATACCATAACTGGAAAAGGACTTTCAATGGAACTTTTTCCGCCTACTTTAAAGTACCACTTTGAAATAATTCAAGGTGTGAAATATGCAGTTTTTGAGAGTGGCTCCTTCTTAGGACTTTAGGTTTTAGGAGATAAAGTAGAGCCTTGTTTTGAAGGGGCTTCATTCTTCACCCTTTAGAAACAAATTGAAGATACAATAGAAAGAATAAAACAATTTAGTTTATAGAAGGAGGAGCCAATGCCAAAGCTTAATTTTAAATTATCTGATGATGAGAAGTTTGATGCTCTTTGGACCTTACTGAACCCTTTGTACTCTGAAGAGGGTGGTTGGATTATCACTTCTTGCATTTGCGCGGTTTATGATGAGTATGCAATTGTAATGGATACAGAGACTGGCGCGCATCGTAGAGCTTATTATTAGAAGAACGATGAAACCAATAGTCTTCAAATTACAAAAGAAGAAGTTTGTTTTATTGAAGATGTGACTGAAACAGAGCGCGCAGTTTTAAATCGTTTGCGTGAACTTAATGGTGGTAATTTTGAGCTTGTAAATGAAAAGATTGAAAAGGTTGAAGAAATTTACACTCAAAATGCAGATTATGTCACCAAATTAGACGAGAAATCAAATTAGATTTCTACTTTAGAAATGGATAAGGAAAAAATTCAAAATGATTTTGACGCTCTTAATACAACTTATACTGCGCAAACCGCAGAACTTGAAGGTTTGAAGACTGAAGTTGAATCTTTAAGAACATATAAGTCTGATATTGAGAAACAGAATAAACTTGCTGTAATTGCAGAGTATAATGATAAGTTGTCTGAGGAAGTCCTAGATACTTATTCTTCTAACTTAGATTCTTATACTGCTGAAGAACTTGATATGAGACTTGCTTATGAATTAAAGAAAACAAACTTTGCTTTCTTCAAAAATTCTAATGCGGGCGGTGTGCTTCCAAAGGAGCAGCCAAAATCTGGAATTGAAGCCTTTTTAGATAAATACAAGAAATAATATATTTGGAGGAATATAAAATGGCTAGATTAGTTATCGATGGCTATGGTCAGCTTGAGATCAATAACTGCGCCTTCCGTAGAGATGGTCGTATTGAAGCTCAATGTGCCCTAGACACCACTGATTTTAATGGCAAGGTTGCCGAAAATGGTATGATTCTTGCTGTTGATAATGTGAATAGAGTTGTGAAGTTTGCAGTTGACACCTCTCTTCCTGTTGCTATTAATTATAGTTCAGAACACATTTATGATGAAAGAACTCCTGGTTTGAAGAATTTTGCTCTTGGAACAAATGACTTCTATCCTCGTCTTGGTTATCTTTCCGTTGGTGATAAGTTCACTACTAACTGCATTTCTTATAATACCACTGAGTTTGCTACTGAGACTGCTTTGAAGTCGGCGGTTGAGAGTGGTACTGTTTATGGTACTACAAGTTCTGATGGTTCTATCGCTGTTTCTACTACTGTTCCTACTGTTGGCGTTGTTCTGCGCGCAGTTAAGGGTACTACAATGCCTGATGGTCAGTATGGCGTGAAGTTCCAAGTTTATAATGCTTAATTGAAAGGAGGGTATAATAATGACTTTTAGTGAATTAAGAGAAATCGCCCTTCATGCAATTAAGGGCACTGTTCCTGCTAACTATGCGAAGGAAGGAACTCAAATTGATATGGATGCGGCTTTTGCCGATGGTCTAAAGGAACTTGCTGGTTCTGTTAATATGTTTATGAAGAACAGATACGACATTTATCAAATTATTGTTGAGAGTGTTGATGAAGTTCTTCCTAAGACTGTTGCTTCTGCTCTTGCTCCTTTCGCTGAGGTGCAGACTGTGGCACAAGGTGAGAAGGCTATCTTTAAGAAGAGAGCTGGTAAAGAGCGCGCTAAGAAGTTTTTGACTCAAGTTGGTCTTTCTGGTGTTTATGAAACTTTCAGACTTGATAGCAATACTTTTGAAGTTGCTGCTCACGCAGTTGGTGGCGGTGCTACTATTGACTTCGAGCGTATGCTTGATGGCGCTGAGTCTCTTGCAGAGGTTGCTAGCATTATTAGCGATGGCTTGATTGATGCTGTCTATATGGAAGTTCAGAAGGCTCTTCGTGCTGCTTTCAATAATATGCCAAATACAAATAAATATGAGGCCCTTGGTGATTTTGAAGCTGATAAGATGGTTCAACTTATGAACGTCGTAAGAGCTTATGGTGATGGTGTGACTATCTTTGCACCACCTGAGTTTGTTGCGGCTATGGGTCCTGATGCTATTGTTCCTATTGGCGGTGCTAATACTAATCCTGTGGTTGGTATTTATTCTCCAGATGATATTGAAGCCATTCATAGAACTGGATATATCAATATCTTCCGTGGCGCGCCGATCGTTCAGATTCCTCAGTCTTTCATTGATGAAACCAATACTAAGACTTGGATCGATCCTCAACTTGCTTACATACTTCCTACTGGAAAAGAGAAGGTTGTGAAGGTTGTGCTTGAGGGTCAAACTCAGATTAAGGATCATGAGAATAGAGATAATTCTATCGAGCTTTATGCTTGGAAGAAGATGGGTTGTGCTATTTTGACTAATTATAACTGGGCTACTTATAAAATGAGCAATATTCCACAAACCATGGAAAATCCTTATGGGTTTTAATCTATAAGATCTAATATATTATAAATTTGAGGGGAGGAGGAAACTCCTCCCTTCTTTAAAAAGGAGTTAAAGGAGTATAATGGAAAACAACAAAATTAAGGTTACTAATGTTAGTAATAGTCCTGCGGGTATTTATTTGCCCGAAATAAGATTTCGTCATATGTGGCAGCCTGGTAGTAGTTTTTACATTGAAAAAGAAGTGCTTGAACAACTTTTATACTATCCTGGTGTAAAATATGCAATTGATAATGGAATATTATATATTGAAGATCTTACTGAAAAGCAAGAACTTGGACTTGAACCAGAAGATGCAACCGAACCAGTTAATATTATTGTTTTAAGTGATAAGGAACGGCGCAATTATATGACAATTATGCCATTTGATGAATTTAAAGAAAAAGTTAAGGCTCTTTCGCTTGAACAAATTGGATTTTTAATTGATTATGCTATTGATAATCATCTTTTAGATTTTGAAAAGAACGAATTTCTGAAGGAGCTTACAGGTAGAGATATTATCGGCGCTGTGAGGTTAAAGAAGATGAATCAGGAGGGATAATAAATGACCTCTTTTGATGAAGTTTATGCAGCATTTTTAAGTAAAATTCTCGATGATGAATGGGAACTATGGGAAGAAACACAAGTTGAAGAAGATTTGTTTCAACTACTTGGCGCGGCTCTTGTTCAATTTAAGTTCCCTAGAGTTTCACTTGATTATACAGAAGCGGGATTTGTAGATACTCTAACGAATGATGAGATCTAGATTCTTGCAACCTATATGAAATGTGAATGGCTAAATAGAACAATTTTGACTTGGGAAAATGTAAAACCCTTGTATATTGAAAGGGATTTCTCTCAAGCGAACTTGCTCGATAAATTTAACTAGATGCTTGCCGCAGAAAGAAAAAATGCTGAGAAGCTCGAAGCTAAGTATTACCGCTCTATTAAAAAGAAAAGTTTCGATTATACTCAATTAGCCTCAAAGGTAGAATGAAACTAGCAGAAGGCTATTCTAACAAACTAAAGAATCGACTATTTGGACTTTTGTGCGAATTTGAAAAAGGAGGAGAGTGGCTTCCTTATTTAGATTCTTTAGTTATTGAACTTCTTGGTTTTCAAGAAGATCAAAAAACAATCAACTATTATATTTTACTTAATAAATTGAACTCTCTAAGATATCTTCGATACGAGTATTTTAGAAAGACGATTTTTGATTGTATGGGATTAATATCTAAGGAGGATGGATAATGAAATATTATGATATCTATACTCTTAGATTAAACCGATATGGGATTGATTATTAGTCAAGAATCCAGACCGAGCGAGAGAAAGGCTTTGAACTTTATCTCGCTAGATCTGTTTATCGTATAAAATTTGAGTATGATGGTGCGGAACACGTCGGAAGCTTTGAAAAGTATAAATAGGATGAAACTGAAACTTTACATTATCTTTTAACAAATGTAAATTTAAATATGCCAGGTGGGACAATTCTTATGCTTCCAAATAAAGATAATGAATTGAAGCCTTGGATGGTATATTATATCGAAAGGATTAAGGCAAGTGGATATAATCGTTACATTATGTTACGAATGACACATTACTTGACCTGGTCTGCGCGCGACGGTAGCGCGCAAACATCTTGGGCATATATGTATGGGCAAGAAGATAATATGTTAAAGAATGAGATTCGATCTCGTAGTCGTATGGACACTATTTATGCTGAGAATCTGAAGACGAGTTTCTTTATTATGCCGCGCAATTAGTATGTAAGAAGAGATGACTATTTTATTGTAGGAGAAAAGCCCTTTTAGGAATATTATAGAGTTACTGGTTATGATATATAGTCTACTGAGAATGTAGAGTATGTAACTATTGATCCTGTTTACGAATTTGATTTAAGCGCGCCGCCTCAAAAACCAGATCCTAGTACGCCAGAAGATGATGAAGATTTCTATTGGCTTCAAGGAGGTAATAACTAATGAGTAATGTTAGAGACCTTGGAGAATTAGGAATTGTGTTACAAAGAATTGTAACTCGTCTAATGAATAATTAGAATCTTGTGAAGCTTCTGTATTATACTGATAAGGATCCTGCGGCGGGCGCTGATCTAACAGAAGAATAGATTAAATCAGAAGTGTACGAGAAGCTCATTAAGATTGTTCCTAGAATTGCATATAAAGAAACGGCGCAAAGTATTATTTCTTTAAGAGTTGTAAGAGGAGAAACAAATCCGACTAATTCTGAAGTTTAGGATTTGTCGCTTGCAATTGAGGTTTTTGTACCATTAACGTAGTGGTTTATAAAAGACTCTAATTTGCGCCCCTTCGCAATTATGGGAGAAATAGAAAAATCTTTAAACAATAAATCTGTTAATGGGCTTGGGAAAATTCGGGGCGGAGAGTTCTCAATTAACTTTTTAACTGATGAAATTTCTTGCTATGAAATGAATTTTGAGGTGTCTACTTATGAATAAAGAAGCTTTATTCATTGGCGCGCCACTAAAGTTTAAAGATATCTGTTATGTATATCCTCCTACAATAAGAGAAATTATAACTTGTGAGAATTTTTCTCTCTATCGTCAAATTTTAACAGTGACGAGAGAAGATATAGAAGATTCTTATGTTGAGAATAAAATTGATTTGTCTCAAATGCTTTCTCCTTTTGAACAACTTTTTAATCTTGCAATTTATGATTAGAAAATGAAAGATTTAGTTGTCGCCGCTTTTAAGTTTTTTATTCGGGAAGATGTGTTCTTTTTGTATGAAAGGAAATAGCTTCTAATTGGAGATATTACTAACAAAAAGAAACGAGATAATTTAAGGTTTTTAACTGAAGAAGACTATTTTGATTTTTAGAATTGCGTTAGAGCGGCGCTTGGTGAGAAGATAGTTGAGAAGTTAGACAAAAAACTTAATCCGCGTATTGCAGAGATGAAAGCGAAGGCGCGATTGAGAGATAGAATTAAAGCAAAGCAAAAAAATGGTGGCATTACACTTGAGACTTTAATGTCTTCACTTTGCTTTATGAATTGTGGAATAACTCCACTTAATATCGGAGAGTTAAGTTATGCGGCGGCGCAAATGTTGTTATAGAGATATCAAGAGAAAGAAAAATATGATCTTGATATTAAATCCTTACTTGCGGGCGCTGATAGTAAAAAGGTTCATCCAAAATATTGGGTGACGAATTTAGAATAAAATTTAATAGGAGGCTATAAATGGCAAGTATTTTAGATAAATATGGTATTCAAGAAGTCTGCGATGTTACCTTCTATAAGTTGAACAGCGCTGGTTTTCCTACTGTTCCAGTTCTTTTCTTGGATACTTTGAAGATCTCTACTGTTGAGACTACTGCTGAAACTACTATGGCTCAAGGTGGTAAGGGTAATGCGCCTCTTATCATGTGGGACTATGGAAAAGAGATTACAGTGACTCTTGAGGATGCGCTTTTCTCTGCGAAGTCTCTTGCAGTTATGTATGGTGACGGAAATGTTTATGAATCGGTTTCTTCTCCGTATATCATGAGAACTATGACTTATACTGTTGGATCAGAAACTACTGTTTCAGCAATGGTTGATGGCTTAACCATTGATCTTGGAAATGGAAAGATGGCTAAGGCAACTCTTAGTACAACAGCACCAACGATAAGTTCTGAACCTCAAGCTTTTGATGTAAAAGTTTTTGATGCAAATGGTAGTGCATTACTATCTAATGCAACAGTAAGTGCTAATGACAGACTTTTCATTAATTATGATGTTGTTGCTAAGAATTATGGTATTATTGAAATTTCTGCTGATACTTTCCCCGGTACCTACTATGTGGTTGGTGATACTTATGCAAGAAATGAAGCATCTGGTGAGGATGAGTTCTTCCAGATCGTTATTCCTAAGGCAAAAGTTTCTGCTGAAAACACTCTAACTCTTGAAGCTGGTGGAGATCCTTCTGTTTTCAATCTTAACTTGACAGTGCTTCGTCCTGCTGATAAAGTTATGATGAAATTGATTAAGTATGATGTGACTGGAAATGCTACAACTGCTACACATACTTTAATTCATAACCACGATTTAAAAAATCCTGGTACCTAAAAACATAAAAACTAAAAATGGGTGGAGGAGGTAAAACTCCTTCACCTTTTATTATTATAAGGAGAAAAAGGAATGTCAGAATTTACTTTTCGAGAAATCGATAACATAACTCTGCGCGCGACCTATCCGTTCCAAGTAGGCAATCGACAGATCGAGAAAAATGAGCCAATTGCTTTTTTCGATCATTTGGAAATATTTGGATTACAAGAAAGTTCTGAGTTTGTGAGCGCAGATGGTGGATTTGGCAACAGAAGTTGGGTTTTTTGGAATACAGTAAAAGAAATTAATCTTCAATTTTCAAAAGGCACAATGACAAATGAGCAATTAGCACTTTTGAAAAATTCACGACTTATTCAGTCTTCGGAATTAGATCGAATTGAAATTAGTACTACTGAACATCTCGAGAGTTCAGCAGAAGGAATTATAACGCTTTCAAAAGATTTTGCCGATTTGCTTTTTATATATGATTTTAATACTGGAGAAAAGTTACAATATGAAATACTTAGCGCGCGAAGCATAAAAATTAATGATGCTTTTAAAGAAGTAAGCGTTTATTATAACTATAATTATAATAATGGTTATAATGCGTTTTTATTTGACTAGAGATTATTTAATGGATATATTTATTTGGAAGGACAAACAAAAGTAAAAGATGATGTAAGTGGAGTTATAAAAACTGGAATTATACGAATCCCAAAAATTAAAATTACAAGTACTTTAAGTCTTATGCTTGGAAGAAATGGTAATCCATATGTTTTAGATTTTTAGGGACGCGCTATTCCAGTGGGACAAAGAGGTCAATCACATATTATCGAGTTCTTAGTTTTGAATGATGATATTAATAGTGATATATAAGGAGTTGAAGGAGAATGGCAGATAAAATTGAAAGAGTTGTTTAGTTTAATGTAGTAACTGACATTCAAGACGCTCTTACAAAAACTAAGCAACTTCAAGAATTTCTAAATAAATTAGGCGTACCTGAAAAACTTTAGTCATCTTTCTCAAAAGCGTTTACAAAAATTGAGGATGCTGGTGCGAAAGCTGGAGCGGCACTCGCGCGCGGACTAAAAGACAATAAAGATATTAATGCTTTTAATACGGCTAGTAAACAAATTGGCGATACTTGGACGCATTTAACAGAACTTTTAAATAAAATTCCAAAGGATAAATTAAAAGATTTTTTTAGTGCGAGTGTAAAACAATAGATTGATGACATCAATAATTCAATAAAATAGACATAGACTGAAATTGGCGCAATTGCGGCAAAATCTATTAAAGCGAAGAATACAAAGTATTAGCGCGCGAAAGCAGCAATCACTACAAAACTTCCTGGAACGGTCGGCACTTTTGAATCTGCAATGGGAAGTGGAGATTTTGCGGCGGCACAAGCTGCAATAACAGCAACTTCCAAACTCAACAAGGCCGGCGGTTTTAATGCAAAAGAAATGCGAGATTTAGCTGCTGCGATGGAATATGCTCTTAAAAAAGCATAGAATTTAGCAGAGGTTAAATAGCGTTTAGGCATTGTTGATGGCTAGAACGCTGAAATTGCGAAGCTTTATGCGCAAGCACTTGCCGAAGGCAACGCATATATAGATGCTTAGACTGGAGAGTTAAAATAGGGTGCTCAAGCGCTCGATAATATGACTCAAGAATAGCTCGGCGCGGCAAAGGCTCAAAATGAAATGAACCAAGAAATGGAGAATTTTAAAAACAAAATTACTTATTTCTTTGGCGCTGCAAATGCTATTAATCTTTTAAAGCGCGCGGCTCGTTCGGCTTTTGCAACTATTAAAGACCTTGACAAAGTTATGACAGAAGCGGCTGTGGTTACAAACTTCTCTGTTGGAGATATGTGGTCACAGTTACCAGAATATACACGTAGAGCAAATGAACTTGGTGTATCGGTTCATGATGCATATGAGTCTGCTACTTTGTTTTATCAATAGGGCTTAAAAACAAATGAAGTTATGGCAGTTTCTAATGAAACCCTAAAAATGGCTCGTATTGCGGGACTCGGTGCGGAAGATGCTACAAAACGTATGACGAACGCCTTGCGTGGTTTTAATATGGAAATTAATGAAGCTAGTGCGGGACGTATCAATAATGTTTATTCTGCTCTTGCGGCTAAAGCTGCGGCTAATGTGGATGAAATTTCAACTGCTATGACTAAAGTTGCTTCACTTGCTAAGTCGGCGGGTATGGAATTTGAAACAACTTCTGCATTCTTAACATAGATTATTGAAACTACACAAGAATCTCCTGAGACTGCTGGTACCGCATTAAAAACTATTGTTTCTAGATTTGGTGAAGTTAAAAAACTTGCTTCTGAAGGTGGACTGACTGGAACAGATGAAGAAGGAGAAGTTATAAATCTTAACAAGATTTCTGCGGCTTTGAGAGAAGTTGCGGGAATTGATATGTCTGGTTTCTTCGCGGGAACTGAAGGTTTGGATTCTATTCTTATGAAACTTTCAGAGAAATGGGATACTTTAAGCACTGTTCAATAGAGATATATTGCAACACAAGCGGCAGGTTCGCGTTAGCAATCGCGTTTTATTGCACTTATGCAAGACTATGCGCGCACACAAGAACTTGTAAGCATTGCTGAAAATTCAGCTGGAGCATCTAATGAGCAATTTGGAAAGACTCTAGATTCATTAGATAGTAAATTAAATCGTTTGCAAAATGCGTATGATACCTTTACGATGGGATTAATGGAATCTGATCTTGTGAAGGGTGTTGTAGATATCTTGACTGGTATTATTAATGCGATTAATAATATTACAAAAGGATTAAATGGCTGGGCTGGAATTCTTCCAAAGATTCTAATGCTTTGGAGTGGATTTAAGGTTGCAAGAACTGTGTTTAATGGACTTTTTGGAAGTATTAATAAAATATTTAGAGAGGCTGGAACCGAAGCTGGAAAAGCATTTAAAGCTGCGGTAGAAGGCGAGATAAAAAAGACCAATGTTAGTGGAGTAGGTTAGAAAAGATCTTTTAAAAATTTAATTGGGTTTAATAAGACATCTTTTTTAGCGAAAAAAACTTTCGGCTCTGATTAGCAAGATAATCTTCTATTTGGCTAGAATGGTTTAATTACAAAATCTAATTTAGATCCTGAAAAGACTGGCTAGATGATTCAAGCGGTTGAGTCTGCTAATGGAAGTGTGGAAACTTTACGAAATAATTTAGTTGCAACTGGTATGTCAGCAGAAAATGTTGATAAGGTATTCTTAGAATTTGGATTAACAACTCAAAAGACTACTGTAGATACTCAAAAAATGGGTATGGCTTTATCAACGGCTGGTACTGCACTAGTAATGCTTTCTGCGGCGATGGACCCAGAATAGACTTCTGATTTTGGTAAGGCAATAACTACAGTTGGTACTGCATTATCGGTTGTCGGCGCCATTTTACCAGTAGTAGGACAAGCAATTTAGGCTTTAGGTAATGAATCTTTAAAGGCTGCTGGTAAAGGAGTTATTATGCAAGCGGCTTTTTGGTGGATACTTGGAATTGCTGCGGTTATTGCGGGAGCAGTTGTAGCAATTAAAGCTTTTTCAGATGCTGCAAACGCAAGTTCAAGAAGAATTGATGAGTTAAGAGAGAAGCAAGAAGAATTAAAAGAAAAAATTGAAGAGACCAACAAAGAAATCGATACTTGTGAGAAGGCTTTAGATACCTTAACAACAGAATATTCAAAATAGACTACTGAGTTAGTAAAAGGTACCGATGAATGGAATCAATCAGTACAAAAAGTAAATGATACAGTTAATAATCTTTTAAAGACAATTCCTAGATTAAGAGAGTTCTTTACCTATGAAAACGGCGAATGGAAACTTAAAGAGGGTGGCGAAGAAGGTCTTAGAGCAGAGATGTCTAAACTAAGACAGTCTAATATTCAAAGAGCCTATGAAGATTACAATGCCGCACTAGCAGAAAATAAAGAAATGACATCTATTGCAAGCTCTGGAGGAATTACAACTGGCATTCAGTGGTGGGAACATTTTATAGGAAGCCCACTTACACTTAGAGTTGCAAACTATAAAGATATATAGCAAGCCATAAAAGATCGTAGTATAACAGAATTTAATGAATTAATTGGAAGTTCTTATGGACTTTGGAGTGGACTAGCAGATAGAGAAGTTACCGCCGAAGAATTAGATGATATTGCTTCTGCTATTTTAAGCGGTGAAAGTGATAATGTTAAAAAAGCTTTTGAAAAAGCGATGATTGATCTTAACATTTTTGGTAATGGAGATAAATTAGCTGAAATTATAACAAATACTTATTTTGATCCAGAATATTATGAACATTTAATTGAAAATAATATAGGAATTTTAGAGGATGACTTATCTAAAGCGGGTTTGTATAAGACAAAAACACTCTTTAATCAGGATATAATAAAAGAAATAGCAAGGTTTCCAGAAAAAATAGCTGAATTAGAATCAGATGCTTTACTTAATAATAATTCAAAATTTTTAACAGAATTTGAAGCTGGGACTATAACAAAAGAACAATTGAATAGTTTTATAGATGATTATAAAAAAGCAGGTGGAAGTAGACTTCTTGATATTTTACAAGGGCTTGCGGATAATATGATCAATGGATTAACGAAGGAATAGTCTGAAGCTGTTCATAGACAATCTTCTGGTGTTTAGTTTAGTTTTAATGAGCTATCTAGTAAGAATCAACAAATTGCTGCTTAGGCTTTAATAGGTATTGATATAACAAAAGAAGGTATGCCTGCGGTTCAATAGTTTATCAACTATCTTAAAAGTTTAGGCGTAGATTTAAAAGATTTTGATGCATTAATTAAGATCCTGTATAAAGATGGCGAAAAGGCTGGTCGTAAGATGGCGCAAACAACCGACCAGTGGCAAGAATTCGTAGATATTGCTTTAAAACTTCAGTTAAATAAGGGGCTAACAGAAGAAGAATATTAGAACCTATATTCACATATGGGAGATTATATTGAAGGTAAAGCATTTAAGCAAGATGGAACTTGGTTTATTAAGCCAGAAACTGCAAAAGAAGTAGTTGGATATCTTTAGTCATATAATGAAGGTTTAACAGATGCTCAACTTGCTATACAAGACACAATTCAAGAATTAGATTTTATCTCAAATACTGCTACAGATATTCTTATAGAAAGAGCATTAGCAGTAGGAATTGCTTGGGAAGATATCATAAAGCTTGAAAAGAAATATGGTGAAGGTACTGAGAATCTTGGAAAGTCATTAAAGAATCTTATTACTGCTACTGAAAATGGCGCGAAAGGTCTTGAGACTTTTATTCATGAAATTGATCGTCTTTATAACTTGGATCAAATTCAAGTTACTCTTCAAAGAGAACGTTCAAAATACTAGAGAGAATATAATGCACTTCTTGCAGATGGAACTCTTGATATTCAAAAGGTTACAACTGCGCGCGAGCTTGAGATTTCTGCATTATAGCTTCAAAGATAGAATTTGGAAAATGAACTTGAAATTGCTAAGGAAGAACTTGCGAATATTGGAAACAAGCATTGGATAGATGAAAACGGCGTCGATCATACATATGCTGAGCAATAGAAATACTTTACTGTTGATGAGTTTGGAACCATTTAGATGACCGATGCGTATACAAAATTGACAGATAAAGATGATTCAGAAGCAGCAGATAAATATCGTGAAGAGTTACAAAAAGCGGTTGATTTGGTTCGTAAGAAAGAAGATGAGATTTATGAGAATACTGATGATTTAAAGGCTTTACAAGATGAAAGACTCGAAGATATTATTACTCTTGAAGATCGTCTTGGAAATATGCTAGAGAAAGAATGGGAACAAAGAATTGAAGATCAAGAAGCATTAAATGACGCAATTTAGCAAAGTAATTAGAGAATTGTTGATGAATTAAGGAAGAGTATTGATCTTGAGAGAGAAATAAGAGAGAACACGAAAAAAGAAGAAGAAGTTGCTGAACTTGAGAATCGACTTGCGTATTTATAGAGAGATACGACTGGCGCAAATGGCCTTGAGATTATGAAGACTTAGAAGGAATTGGATGCAAAAAGAGAGTCTTATATTGATGGAATTGTAGATAGCGCGCTGAAAGAGATTGAGACTTAGAATGAAGAAGTTATGAAAGTTTAGACTGATTAGCTTGAAGTTTTATAGAGTCAGTATAAGATGTGGCAAGAAGGCGGGAAAGCTAAAGACATTCAAGACTTGAAGGATGCGCTTAGTAATGGTGATAAATCAATTATTGGCCGTTTATAGGCTGCAGACGGATTTTTTGGTATGACTGATGCGCAATAGAAAAAGTGGACTTCTGATTTAGAAACAGAAATTGAAAGCGGATTAAGTGCCACAAAAATAAATAAAGATATCTCAAAAGGTAATAAATTAGCAACAGATGGCGATTTAGTTGAACTTGGAAAAAAGATACCAAAAGCTAAAGAAGATGCTGATAAGACGGGCAATTAGTCTATTGGCGATGGTGAAGAGCCAGGTACAAAAGATATTTTTGATGAAGAAGAAGCAAAAAAAGCAATAAATAAAATTTATGGTTATGATGATTGGAATAGACTTATGTACGATGAACAAAAGGGAGTTTTTGGATCAGAGCCAGAGCTATAGCCTTCTTATCTATTAAACAAAGCACGAAATGAAAAAGGATATATTTATGATCTTGTAGAGATGGGCGTGACGGCTGAAAATAGACGAAATAGAAATAAGATAACTTAGGAAACTAATGGAGAATAGAATACTAGTCAAGATAATATTTCTGAGAGTGAAGAAAATCTTATTAGAGATGGTGACATTTATCGAAAAATGAATTCTATTTTGCAAAGCGAATTTTATGATGAAAAATAGGTTAATACTTGGAGCGATGATACAATAACAAAGACGTATGATAAATTAACTAAGTTAAGATATGAACTCGATCATAGCTCTCGTTTATATCATCCATATTATGTGTGGGACTGGTCTTAGGGGAATTTAATGCCAACAGATATTTGGAACGCTCTAAAGGATCTTAATTTTATGGATTTGCCTGGCGTGAAGACTGGGGAAAAGGATCTTAGACCTTCTGGAAGTGTTAAAGTTCCCTATATTTGGAATTACTCAAGTTGGAAAGATTGGGCAGAATATACTCGAAAAAAACTCACAAATGCTGGGTTCACCTATTAGGCAGGTGGTCTCGCAGACTTTACTGGTCCTGCTTGGCTCGATGGTACAAAATCCCATCCCGAAGTCGTCCTAGACCCATCCGATTCTCAAAACTTTATCGCTCTCCGCGATATTCTTCGTAACTTCGATCCAACTCAACAAAACTCCTTAACTGGTGACACATACTTCGACATAAAAATCGATGCCGACATTGGATCTGATTACGACGTAGACCAACTTGCCGCGCGCATTAAACAACAAATTTACCAAGATGGACAATACCGTAACACACGCGTCATAAGCTATCTCCGATAAAACAAAATATGAGAATGGGTCATTTCGATGACCCATTTCTCTTTATACATAGTCCAAAAATCTCACTTATAATAGAAAGGAGTTTAAAGGAGGAAAGACAATGGAAAGATTTAAAAGAGTAGATTTCGAAGGTTTCTGCTTTGTGTTACCTGGCGAAACTTTTGAAGAGATTGAGCCTTCCACTGAAGATGAACCAAAACCTAGAGTGTGTTCTGATTGGGTTCACTCAAGCGACTTTGGGATTACTCGTGTCAGTGACGGTTCAAGATATAATGACATAACTTCTCCCCCTTTTCAAGATAAGACCTATCAAGCCCCTGGGCGTGATGGGGCTTATTACTTCGAGAGTTTTTATAATGCGCGTTAGATCCAAGTTTCATTTGCATTTGACCATATGTCTGAGACACAACTGCGCGCCTTGAGAAAACGCTTTGATGGAAAGAATATGGGAGAATTAATTTTTGATGAGTATCCTTTCAAGGCTTATACTGTTAAGTTACAGTAGCCTCTTCAAGTTAAGTATGTGTGTTTTGATGAGGAAGTTGGAGTGAGAGAAGATGAGGTTACTCCAATTTTTGAAAGGGTATATAAAGGTGAGGGTACAATAAACTTCATTTGCTACGATCCTTTCGCGCGGGCTGTGCATCCATATTTGTCACAGTATGATGAATTTAACTATCCGAATATTGGCGAGTGGGCGGAAGCAAGTGGTTTAGAAGCTGGTCCGCAAGACTTTACTGATAAAAAGCTTGTGTTATATAATAATGGAGACTATCCAGCAGAATATAAAATTTATATTCCTTTTGAACTTATGGAAGAGCCTTTAACTTTAAGGATCTCTGCTGGTGATGAAAATCTTTATATCCTTCAATTGGGCGCGATAACTACAAAACTTAATACAAATGATGATTTTATATTGATTGATATGGAAAGACATCTTATAAAAGGAGCAAATTTCGAAAGAGTTCCAACTGGAACTATTTATAATAGTTATATTATATCTGGAACCTTTGGTAATTTACCAATTAGTGATGGGCGCGAAATAAAGGTGGAAATAATTGGTAATAGAACTAAAGGTTGGATAGAGCCGACAAAACGACCTACCAATCGAGTTATTTTTATGACAGAAACGAGTCTTAGTAGTGCTTAGAACTATGTTGGTGATACATTTGGTTTTGGTTATGGTCCTTTTGAAAATACAAGTAATGAGTGGGTTTTTAAAGGCGGTTCAACATTAGAGTCAGCACAAAACGCAACAATAGTTTTTTCAACTCCTACTGAGTTTTATTTTGATAAGAATGACTATCCTGCGGAGGCTGCACTCGGCGCGGAAGTAACAAGTTATTTTACTTTCTTTAAAAATAGAGGGCGTGGTTCGGGAACTAATTATTGGGTTTCTGTTTTTTGTACTCCAAGTAGTGGTGCGACTGCTCCAAGCTCATTAAATAGAGTTATAAAAGCAACTCCTTTTTTATGTGATTAGTAGATTAGTTTATATGAGAATGTTCAGAACGGTGCTATTAGTCCAAAAATACAACCAGATGCAACTTATGTTATTTATATTAGTTCAACATCTACTGGAATCCCTTCGGTGACGATTCCTGCTTGGAATCCGGCATCAATGTCGATTCTTTCTGCTGATGATGTAACTTCTACATTTAAGCTAGATTATCGCTATTTCTAAGGAGGTGAGATAATGGCTGCAATACAAGAACCTTATGAAATAAGCGTATGGGAAGACACATTTAAGCCATCTGTTGTAGGTTGGTTTTATCTCGTGGCTTCAGCACAAATAAAAGAGATTATTCCAAAAGAAGGTATTACTTTTACTTTTGAATATTGGAGACAAGAGAATCAAACTCCTGAAAATAAGAATAAGGCTGCTACATTTATTAAGACTTTATATAAAGATGGTTGGGAACATAGGGGATTTGGATATAACCACGCTTTAAGGCTTGCTATTCCCAATAATGACTGGGATTCTTCATATAATTATACTTTTATTAAATAGTCTAATAACAGAAAAGAGGGTTTATATTATTAGATATTGCATAATAATGAGAATGTACGCGGTCGAACATTATATCCAGAGGCGGTTTATAATTTAGATAATACTTCTACTATTTTATCAAATAATATTGGAATACTAGTTTATAATTATTGCTGTGTGATTGGAGAAAATTCTAGTGATTCAATTTTCTATGAGGCACATGAATAGATATAGTTTTTTGAATCAGAGTTTCCAAATTTAGTTGATGTTCCGTCTTTAAAAAAAATTCCGACTGAGAAAAAAGTTGCAATAATTGGCACTGACACATTTAAAGCTCAATGCTCCGCTCTTGAACCCGTCTTAACAAAGAACATAAACGGAACTTCTACTTTCACATTTAAAATGCTAAGAGAGTGTTACGATTTAGATATTATTGAGAGTCTATATGGATATTTCGTGCAACATAATAATGAAAACAAAGCGCTTGCAGTTTAGCCAGATACGACACCTCTAATCTATCGAAGAATCCAAGTTTATGATGATCATTATATAAATCCATTTATTCAATATCTTTTTAATGAGTAGAAATTGAAAGTTAAATGGAAAGATAAGTGGTATGATTTTATCATAAAGAATTGTGATGAAAGTTCTGATTCAAAACTCATAACTTATACTTGCGAAGATTAGTTTATTTCTGAGTTGTCACGATAGGGTTTTAATCTTACTTATGATATTGAGTTATAGAATAATATTGATACTGCTCCGAACTTAATAACGGATGTGTTGAAAGGTACAGATTGGAGTTATGATGCGGAAAATAGTGATACGATAAGAGAGTATGTAGAAGAACCGGTTTATGAAGCTAATTCACCAAATGGCGGCGCTGGTGTAACTACCATTTTAGAAAATGGCGAAGGACGAATTGTTTTATCTGGATACGGGAGAGTTATGTTATTCTATTCTTAGGTTAGTTAGTTATTGACTCAAACTTATGAAGACAATACTTAGGTAGATTTAGGTCGATTTGGATTTTATTATGTTGATAGCACGCCGATTGTTGAAAAAGACGGAATGCTTGTAATAAATGGAGTTTAGTGTTATGTAGATAATTTCGCGGCGACCTATAATGCTAATCTTTGGAGTTTTCATTTAAAAGATTAGAGTACCTCATATTTTACATTAAGTGCGAATGCTTTAGTTTCAACTCAATATCGCGCGCAAAGGATAGTAAATCATATAAAAAGTAGGTGCGATCCATTAACAAATCGAGTTTGTTAGATATGGCAATTGGGAAGTAGCAACGACGAAATTTATCGTTTTACAGATACCGATACTCTTGATTGCACGGCAGTTAATAATTTAATTGTAAATCCAGAGCAGTTTACAGATAGTATGAATTGGTATTTCTTTAGAAGAAATGCTAATAAATCTTAGCCAGCAATCGGATATGCAGTTCTTCGAGATGGATACGCACAAAGAACTTGGTTTAGACAAAGCTCAGATAGTGCAGATTATGGTGGACTAGCACTTATTCCTGATTAGTATTTATATAATACTACTTTATAGGGCGCGGCGACATACTTTCCAAATGGGTTAGTAAAAGGTAATAAGTATAGAGTTTCTTATGAACTTTTAGTAACTAACGAAGAAATAGAAGAATTAAATCGTATATCAGTACAAGACAAACGCGCGCCACTTGAGCCACATATATATATTTATCAGGATAGTGGAGACATAATATAGAATATTAACACTAATGATTTCTTAAAAATTAATAGTGTTGAAGCAAAAATTAAAAAGAACTCTGATGAGTAGACTGATTATAAAGAAAATTACTTATAGCCAGAAGGTAGTGCTGTAATTCCGCCAACTTTTAAAATTATGGTCTGGACAATAGAGATTGAAATTACTGAGTCTGTATCTCGAAAAGAGCAATTTAATGGATTTGTTGATGGTGGTATTTATAAGTATGGGTTTATGTTCTCTGAATATACATATAGCTAGGAATAGGGTGGCGGCTCTTTAGATTCTCCATTAAGACCTTATGTTTTTAGGTTCTATCCTGAAGTCAAATTAGAAAAAGATGGGCAATCAGATCCAGTTGTTATTACACCCGATAATGTTGAAGATTTTGATGCTGAACCACTAGCCTATGTTCGTTATAATTATTATAATCATACTGAACAACAAAATATTACGGATATTAAGGATTTAGCCTATTTATACCAAGATAAAGTAGATTGGGTTAATCCAAATCTTAAACCCGTTTATCTTAACTATGAGCGCCAAGCTACAATTAGCGCGAAACAATCAAATCGTTTCAATATTCTTCAAACAATTGCTGAGCAATTTAAGTGTTGGGTTCAATTTATTATTGACCACGATGAAGATGGTATGATCTTATAGAAAAAAGTTCGTATTAAAAAAGGCGATACAACGCTCGGCGTGAATTTAGGATATGGTTTTGTATATGGCATAGATCTAAAATCTATTAAACGAAATATAAAATCAAATGCACTTTCAACAAAAACAATTGTCTTACAAAATTCAAATGAATTTGGAACCTATGGCTTCTGCGCGATAGGTCGCGCGCAAGACAATACGTCTGGCGCAGATTATATACTGAATTTTGATTATTATATTTCTAAAGGTTTGATTGATAGAAAATAGTTGACAAGAGATATGTATGGACCAGAAGGTCTTTATACTGTTTTAAGTAAGAATATAAAGCCTCTTACTGAAAAGGGTGCTTTGAAACAAAGTTATATAACTGAAAAAGAAAAGTTTTTAGCGCTTTATAATATGGCAGAAGAAGGTCGTACAAGCGCTGAAAAATAGATTATAAGTTCTAAAGAACGAATCCGTTCACTTATGCGCGATGCTCCTCCTAGTGATACTAACTTTGATGTTGCCGTTTTTAATTACATTAGTAAATAGAAAACACAAGGTGGCGGCGTAAGTTCAATTCAATCAGAATATTATAAGTATAAAAATGCGTAGGCTGAGAAAGCTAAGTTTGAAGCGTAGTATGAGGCATATGGAAAGTAGATAAGCGAAACTGGTATTGATGGGAAACTTAAAGATTTAGAAATAGAAATTAAAGCCCATGAAGCGGCTATTTCTAATGCAGAAAAGAAATTCTATGAATCATATTCGCGCTTTATCCAAGAAGGAACTTGGAATGATGAAAAGTATTATGATGATAATTTATACTACTTAGATGCACTTCAAGTTGCCTATACATCCGCGCGCCCCGAAGTATCTTATACAATTGATGTTCTAAGAGTCGGCGCGCTTGAAGAGTTCAAAGGTAAAGACTTTGATGTGGGAGATATTACATTTATTGAGGATGTAGAGTATTTTGGATATGATTTAGTTTATGGTGTAAAGACTCCACACAAAGAGCCTGTTTATATATATGAGATTACTTATTATTTTGAAGAGCCAGAAAAAGATGTTGTGAAAGTTTAGAATTATAAGACTTAGTTTGAAGATTTGTTTTAGAGAATAACTGCTGAAACATAGAGCTTATAGTTCGCGCAAGGTTCTTATGCGCGGGCGGCAAATCTTTTGAGTTCTTCTGGTGCATTGAGCGCGCAAAAAGTTCAAGAAGCGATTCAAGCCAATCAAAAAATTAGCGGTAATATGAATAATATACTTCAAGATGGTACTGGTTATACTGTTATAGATAAAGAAAATCCTAATATTATGACAAAACTTACTTCGCGTGGATTATGTTCTTCTACTGATGGTGGTGTAACTTGGACTAAAGTTGTGGATTCAGGTACAATGCCGATGGACGCACTTTAGACTGGTGTTTTAAATGCAAATAAGAATCCGATTGTGACTTCTTATGGCATAAATCGAATGGGATTTGGAGAAGTTGATCTTAGCGGTGTGTCGCCAAGTGATAGACCATAGGGTCCAATTTATGGGTTGTATGGCAATCCTTATCTTGAGTTTTATTATAACGCGGCAAGCCGATATGGTTCTAATGATATAGCATTATGGAGAGTCAGAATAGATGTAGATGATGGTATTACTTTCGCACGCTTTTATGGCGGAGAATGGATTACAGAGGGGCGCATACCTGTGCCGTGAGGAGGTGACAAATGAATTATTATAATTTAAATAAGACCGGTGGAGAAGTTAAAGAACTTTTAAACGCGGTTGCAGAATTGCAAGCAAGTGCAGTCAAATTTACTCGTTAGGTTCTTACTCCTGAAAATTAGACCAATGCGCGTAATAATATTGGCGCAGTTAGTGGTGGTTATGTTGTTGAGGCAGTTAGTAGTTAGATTAATGCTTTTGTATCAAATAATGCATTTATAAGTGCAGTTAGTGATCTTATTGCTGCTAATATTACTAGTGGATTATCGCTTGCTACAATTGGATATGTGAATGATAGCTCTAGACCATCCTTTGAATATGTAAGCGGTACTACTGGCACTTGGGCTTCTAATAAAATTTATGTAGTTCCAATGGATGGATAGAATAAGTTATGGGTGCAAACAAATGATGGGAAAAAAGAAATAAGTGTTGTTCAAAATGCGGTTTCTACTTATACTCCTGATGGGTGCATGGTTACATTTACTCCTAATGGATTTTCTTTAGATAAGACAGCATTAAATCAAACAATTTGGAGTTATAGAAATGGGTATTTAAAAAATAGCTATCTTTAGGGAACAGAAGTTACAACTGGTACTGAAGTTAGTTAGGATAATTTTAGTTTATGGCTTTCAGGTGACATTAAATCTGGATTTTTAAAGTACTAGATAGCAATTGCTAGTTCATCAGATTGGTCTCTTACAAGCAACGTTGATTTTTCTTTATATGGAAATAGTAATACGATTTATCTGGCGAAGGATAAGCCATTTTTTAGCTCTATTTAGAGTGCATATTTTCAAGATTTAAATATTTATGTTTCTAGTCATCGAAACGCCCCAATTTTTGCAAATAGTATAGCGAGTTCAACATTTAAAAATGTTCATATCTATTGTGATTCGAATAGTAATTTAGAAGTTAATTGGTGCGGTTTATTTTGCAATACGGTTTCAAATGTTACTTTTGAATAGTGTAGTGTAAATAAATTAGAAAATAAAAGTGGGAATTTTTCCGCATTACCATCTACTAATAGTTTTTTCAAAGGATTTTTTGCATAGGGTGGAAAAGATCTCCATATCAATAATTGTCTAGTTCGAGCAATAAGTGCTAGTGCGGGAGCAGGAAATGTTTTTTTCTCTATAACAGCAGCTACTGGAAATTTTGAATATCGGAATAATGTGTGTTTTGTAGATGCTTTAAGATCGGATGATTATTGTTTTCTTCGCGCTACAAATACAAATAATATCACCAATTATTCTTCTTAGAATTTATATTGTATTAGTTAGAATATTGCAAATGAAGCTCGAATTGCAACTGGAGTAACATTAACGACTATACGTGGAAACATGCCACCTGCTGGATCTTATCTTGGACAAATAATGTACGATTCAACTGCAAAACAATTCTTAATCTGGAATGGCGACTATTGGCAACAAATAACTTAAAAGGAGATGTACAAATGTCAATACTTGATACTTACGGCATACAAGAAGTGTGCGACGTAACATTTTATAAAATAGATGAGGACGGGAATCCAACCGTTCCCGCCCTCTATCTCGATACTCTAAAGATTTCGACACTTGAGCAAACTGCTGAGAATACATAGGCAGTTGGTGGCAAAGGAAACGCTCCTTTAATACAATGGGACTTTGGGAAGGAAATTACATTTAATGTGCAAGATGCGCTATTTTCTATGAAGTCTCTTGCGACTATGTATGGGGGAAAAATAGGAAATGTTCCTATTACTGAAATAGTTACAAAAGCGGGTAAATGGAAGGCTGCATCTTTAATAATGAGAACTGAGACTTTTGCTCCTAGCATCAATACTTCAGTAGCAAATATTGAAAATGATCCAGCTTGGAATCCTTATATACAATTTGAAGGAAAAAGAAGCGAGAAGATAAATCCGACATTTTTTGATGATTATGGAGATAAGGTTGAAGTATTAAGTAAAGATGAAAAGTATTTTTGTACTTTTGATATTGATATTTTAACTGATGAATCTTATGCAGGAACCGTAGAAGATACAGTTACTTTTAGTGGATAGACTGATATTGATTTAAATACAATTAAAAGTCTCGGCTGGGAGAATTATACAATTGATGAAAATGGGAATATGCTGTTTAAAGTGTTTCCAAGATTAGATGTTGAAGAAGCAACTCATTACGGCGTTTTGATCGGTGATGTAAATGGAGATGGGCAAATTGATACAGTAGATATGACTATACTTCGATAGTATTTAACTGACTCAAATGTAGAAATTGATAAATTGGCAGCAGACGTAAATGGAGATGGGCAAATTGATACAGTAGATATGACTATACTTCAATAGTATTTAACTGACTCAAGTGTAGAGTTTATCAAAGAAATCCAAATAACCGACATTCCTAAAATTTTTTCAGTTCCCCTAGATGGTGATGTAATTATTACTTCTCAATTAGTAAGACCTCTTGAAGATATAATAGATATAACCGCCGATACATTCCCTGGTACTTACTACGTCGTTGGCGATACACTCGCACGCGGTAGTGAGAATGGAGAAGATGAGATGTTCTAGATAGTAATTCCTAAAGCGAAGATTATGGTGGATAATACTTTAACGCTTGAAGCCGGTGGGGACCCTTCGGTTTTTGACTTTAATATGAGAGTATTGAAGTCTGGAAGAGGATAGCCTATGGTTAGACTTGTGAGGTATGATGTGAGTGGAAATGATGTAGAAAAGAATGTAACATTAGTACACAATCATATTTTAGAACCTAACACAGAGGGATAATTATAATGTCTCTTCTTACACCTTTAATCCATAACCATTATTTAGAGCCTAGAAAACCGTCTTATGAATTTTCCATAAATGTATAGCAAGGAATTGGATTTACATTTAATAAAGATATTTATGAATACACAATAACGCCTGGTTCTATTGTTTTAGATTTTCATGCAATTGTATAGGGCGAGACAATAAGAGTAAGAATAATCAGAAATGGTGTTTGCGAATTTGATGAAAAGTGCTCTAATATTTATACTGATAATATTCTTGCATAGAATGGAGATATTATAATAATAAAAATTGGAGAGCAAGATTCATATAAAGGAAAATTTGCTGCTATTTACAAATTTAAATGCCAAGAAGAAATTGTAATGTAATAAATTGAAAAGGGAGTAAGCAAATCGCTTACTCCCAATTTTTTATTTCCTTTCTCTCTCTTAAATCCGCACAATACTTTCCAATTCCAACTGCATCGGCCTCATCTTCACTTACACTCACATCAAACCACTTTTTCACTAATAACTACATTGATTTTTTCTTGTCACTTCTCGCGCGACCCTTCACATCACAGTGCGCGCGCCAAGTATTTGTTGGACAAATCAAATATGGAATCTTTAATTCAATACACAAATCTATTAAAATTCCTTGAAGGCGCGCGAGTGTCTAGAAAGTTGTTACACCAATAGACTATTGATACTATATACCTTCTATTCCAACTTTATCGACCTTCCAATTACTCACCATTGAGAGAACCCACTCTTTTATTTCATGGTTTCTCTCATCTTCGCGCGCGCCAGTTGCTTCGTGCACACCATAAGCTATGAGTTTTTGGTCATCATAAATGCTCCAGCCCGTTAAGTGAGAACTTTGGTCCAATGCTAAAATACGGTATGTATCTTTTTCTTTAGGGCGCGCAGATATGTTTTGTATCTAGCGCGCCGTATTCTTTTTACATATTGGACATTCTAAATGATCTCTGAGTTTGCCCCAGGTCGAAAAAACTTTATGACCTTCGGCGCACTCAAATTCCATTTCTGTCGATAAATTTACATAAGAAGTAGATAAGACTTTCCAACCAGATGCCTCAAGAGAAAGTGATATATCTTCTAATTTAATTTTCCCCATTCTTTTTATCAGTAGAACCAAATCCACCTTCTCCACGGTCAGTATCGTCTTCAATTTTGTCAACTCTTACCCAAGAAACCTTTGGTACTTCTGCAAGAACAAGTTGACAAATTTTTTCACCTGCGGCGATATATTCGTCTCTTCCATAGAGAATAGAGGTGACGTGTCCATTTTCATCTATCGTAATATCCTTTACACGAGGATCGATATTCTCTGCAATTACGCAAACCTCTCCACGATACCCCTAGTCAATTGTACCGGGCGCATTGGCGATACGAACTTTAGATTTCAAAGATTTCCCACTGCGCGGGCGCCCTTGGAGTTCAAAGCCGACAGGAAGTGAAACTTTAATACCTGTATGGATTAAGACTGTTTCGCCGCAAGGAATTGTAATATCTTCAAGCGCGCAAACATCCATTCCGCTATCACTTATGTGTGCATATTGCGGCAAAGTCGCGCGTGGATCGCAAATTTCAATAGGAACATTAACAATTCTCTTTGAGATTCCTTCTGTATCATTTATCGCATTTAGCAAAGATCCAATAATCTCTTTCAAAAAATCTTTCTTGCGCGTAGAAAATTCAGAATCATCAATAATCTTTTGAACGCGTTCAAAATCTTTTTGAAGATCTTCAACTTTAGTTCCTTGGGCATTAAGCGCATACACCAAAGTCAACTTATCATTTGGGTTGTTAAGAGACTACTGATACGATTGAAGGATACCAGGCGCGAGAAGCTCGAAATCTTCGTCAGACAATGCTAGAAGATTAAGAAATTTATCGAGGAAATCATTCTCAGTATTTGGATCCACAAGATCTTGAAGTGTTTTCTTTATCTCTTGGACTCTTTCATTAATTGGTATTGCGTTCATTCATCTGCCTCCAATTCATCCCAAACTCCACCAAAAGTCATTACGATTGTAGTAACAAAAGCCTCTGCAATTATAACACCTTTTGCTTTCTTTGTCTTTCTTTCATATGAAGCCTTCTTTATGATATATCCTTTTTGCGCGGCTTCTGCGCGAAAGCTTTCAATTGTGTCTTTTGCTTCAATTTCAGTTTCACATACATATTTCTGTGTGGTTTCAATTAGTCTCATTAGTTTCTCCTTTTAACTCCTTAAAATCTTTGCGGACTTGTTTCATTTGTCCACAACTCATTTGTCCTTCTTCACATTTGCCGCAAACACAAGAAGGTCCGGCATTTGCAAATAGATTTGGTGCGACTTGGTACACTAGTCGGTACATCTCGCGCGCGAGGTTGCGAATCTCCCATTGCGCGCGGTTGCAACATCTTAGTTTGAAGAAATTGTGTAGACTGCGCGCGTTCATAGTCACAACGAATTTTGTCTCGCACGCATTTGGTAGTAAGAAGCGCGCGTCTTCGTTTGCTTTCTTTTCAGCAGACTTTTTATCCATTCCTTCCAATATATATTTATTTGTTAGAAGATTTGCCATATCAAGATATTGCGCGCTCATATCTTCCATATTACGAATAAAACTTCCTTTTGCTTCAACATCGTTTTCGATCTCAGGAGGAATAACATATTGAAAGTCTTCTAATCTTACATATCTTTGGCTTTGGACTGAGAAAGATGCAATTCTGTGGCGCGTAATTTGGGCTAGTAGGGCGCGCGAGACACCCTCGACGGCGAATGTGAAAGAAGCGTGTTCGATTGGACTAGTGTGTCCAAGTTGTCCCAACATTTGTAAGAATTTTTGTGTTTTTTCCTCATCTAATCCATCTAGTAGTTGCATCGCGCCAACCTTAGAGTAACATAACTTCGCGGCGGCTGCTACAATCTTTTCTGGATTTGGAGTATAAGCAATTAGTTCAACTTTTAACATTATTCTACCTCATATAAACCGCAATTACATTCGCCAACATATCCATTTTCAATTTTATCGCGGAAATCTTTACACATACATTTTGTGTCTTCTGTTTGGAGCAGTGCGCAAGGACAGTATCCGTGATGCTCTCTTAGATCTTTTCTAACTTGCGCGACTAGTTTCTTATCAGAATTTTCTTTTACTTTTCGTTTCATTAAAATTTATAAGTTTCATTATAAGCCATAGCAAATTGATTGTCGCTTATAAGTTCAACTCCTAATACCTCATCATAATGTGGTTTTTGATTTGGAATATATCGTCCATATTTTATAACAATATTCTCATAAAGATAAACCCAAGAAAAATTATCTTGAACTTCTTCTAATGTGTAACCCGTATAGATCACGATGGGCGCATCGCTATAGTGCCTAAATTCTATAATAAAAGTTTGTAAATCCTCTGCGCTATCGAATGGTTCAAGTCCACCAAAGACAACTGCTTCTGAAATTGGATTCTCAATAAATCTTTGAATTAATTCTTCTGCGCTGATCTCTTGCACGGGTTCACGCGCGAGAGATGAATTTTGGCAATTCATCTCTCCACATTTAAAATTACAATATGGCATAATTATAAACATTGAAGGAAGTTTATAATTCACAAAATCTTCATCTATAATTCCTTTTATTTTCATTCTTTATCTTCTTTCTCTTTGCTTTGGTTTGCATCCTTGAGTCCCTGCGCATATCCATCATTGAACATCTTTTTCATATGTGCCTAAATGTTATTAAAAACAACTGGGAAAAATGCACTCATTAAAAACTCAAAAGAAAGTGGCATATCATCTGGTTTATCTTTTAAAGAATCAGCAATTTTGCGTAGATGTGACAAAGGGACGGGCGCGATTGTAGGGATTTCTTGAATGTGGGCTTTCATTATGCGTTTTCTCCTTTAGCATCAATTTCTTGCCATTCTCTCAATTTAAATTCTTCTTTGCGTGCATCTGACCAAGATTCGGTTTTAGTATAAAAACCTACCGTTCTTGTATATGTATATTTTGTTGGCTTGCCACATATTGGGCATACATTTCCATAAAAAGAGTGATAATTTTCACACTAAGAAACTTTACCATTAAAGGCAAAATAAGTTACTCCCTATTGAGCAACCCAATTTAACATTTTCCAAGCCTAGTCGAAATTAGAGAATGGACGATCAACATTCAAGTGAAGAATTGAACCGCCATTACAGTAAGAGTCAAAGGCAGCACAAATACGAGTTCTTTCGACAAGTGTGGTTTTGATTCCAAGAGGAACCCACTAATTCCCATAAAGTGGTAAATCTTTTACAACTTTAGAAGGATATAGAAGTTCATCTGCGCGCTACATTTTCGCGGCGGCTTGTTCCGCGGGCACTTGCTCTTTATTCCAACGATAGTTTTTGTCTAAACAGAAATTATCGCCAGTATTAGTAATAACCTTAAACATTTTTTCGCCAAGAGCGAAGGCTTCATCTGTATATTTAACATTTCCAAATTCATCGGTTGTTAGATATCCAAAAGTTTTAATTGCCTCATACACGCCATTTATACCAACTGTACTGTACTAATGGTCTAGACTTTTTAATCCATAGGTATAAGTAGGAAGTAATCCTTTTTCGACATTTCTTTTTATAATAGATCGAACTATATCTAAGATTTTTAAGGCACGCTCTGTCATTTCTTTTACATTTACGAGGAATTCTTGTTCGCTATTTGAACGATAAGCAAGGCGCGCGAGATTGAGCGTGACAACTTTTACACTACCCACTTCAAGAGCAGTACCACCTATAGAATTAAAATAAAGATCTTGAATATCACTCTTTAATCTGCAACAATTTGAAAGTGAATTAACCGTGCTATCTGTAAAGAAATTAAAGATATTCCATTTCATATTGACTTCGCAGCACCAGCGCGCATAGGGTTCATCTACAAACTTTTGATTTTGATATAAAAGCGATGCAGAAAGAACTGGAAAAGTAAATACATTTTCTTCGCGTATATTATTTACAATTCTTATAAAATCTTTTTGGAATTGTAATATCTCTTCTTCATAATCTATCATAAATTCGCCATTTGGATATTGCGCGCCACCAAAAATTGCTTCAAAGTATGGATGGTCAAAAATAGTAACATTTGTAAAAGCACTTTGATCGCCGCGCACCCAGTTCTAATTTAAACGATAGATTAGGGCTTGTATCTGTTGATCTCTATATCTTTCTGGAGATTGGGTATAATATCCATTTAGTACATCTTCTTTCCAGAAATAGAATAAATATGGAATAAGATTGGGCATCCCAACGGCGCCCGACTATCTCTTAGAGAGGTAAGCAACCCATTCCAAAATCATCTGTACGAAAGAGTCCAAATGCTTCGGCGGCTTTGCATTATACCCACTTACAAAAAATAAACCTTTTTCTACGAGAGGTTTTAAGTCTGCCGCAAAACAGTAATCGAAAAATGTGGATGTGTTGAAATCGTGAAGATATAGGTCATAATTCCAAAGTGATTCCATCGCTTCATTTGCGAATTTAAAACCATATTTTTTCTAACATTCATAATAAATCTTATTAAATGCTAAAAGTTTTTGATGGGGTTTTGACATTTCACTCATAAGAGTTACGATATCTTTTTGCGTAATGTTCGAGTTTGCATCAATTGAAGAATTAGCGACATTATCTGAATCAATGAAAGCATCAATAAAATCAGTATGGCTTAACTTATCATCATCTAAGCCTTGAAGTTTGAGAAAATCTTCTCCATATTTCTCTACCATTTTATTAAATTGAGTAGTGAAATTCTTTCCAAGTTTTACATTTATTGTCGCCATTAACCCTCCAAAGTCTCAATCCACTTAATCGCTTTTCCAAAATCCATTAAATTTCCATCGACAAATAGAGCTGGCGCGATTTCAATTCCAAGATCTAACATTTTATCCACATTAGCCTCAAGCTCAAAACTTATTCCTTTTTCTTCTAGCTTTCGTTTCAGAACTTGACAGCGTGGGCAATTTGTGCTATATAATATAACCCTCATTTAGTCCACCTCGTAATCACAAAAGATACATTTTCTTCCTTTAAATTCATGCTTACATATCGCGCGCAAAGCCATATTTTTTTGCATATAAGTCTAAATGTCTTTATTTAATACAAAAAAAGCGGGGTTTAACAACTCTTCGATATGCTTATTATTTTCATCAATTTGTTGTCTTATTTCTTCTCCTGTCATTTATATACTTTCCTCCTATAAAATCCACAGACTATAAGTCATAAAAGGCTTTAAATAACTCTGGATTTGTTTCTTCAAAGAATCGGAATATTTGTCTTATTTCTTCAGTTGAAAGACCAGATCCAGTTGGATGAATTTTTGTCCAATATTTCACAAATCGAAACATTGTAATCGTTGAATCGCCGCGTCCATCATCACACCTAAAATCAAGGAATAAATTTAAAAGTGTAATGAAATCTCTTACGATTTTCTTAATAAGAATATTCCGATCATAAGTAAGTAGAATTTTCTTCTTATTTCTTCGCAAAATCAAAGACTAAAGAAAAATTATTGGTGCGCGATTCATCAAAAAATCGTTTTCATCGAAGCACCCGAAAGAAACATTATAAAAGGTTCGCGCGCAAATATGCGGGCAAGACTCCGAAAAAGAAATTAAATTCTCTGTGTCCATCAATCCTTCATACTATAAGAAGAAAGCATCTGGAATAAACTTTACTTGACACCATTTCTAAAGATCAGAATACTCATAGATTTTTAGCGGGAACTTATTCCCAAAGGGTAGCCTTGTTTCATTATTCGACTTTAAAAAAGAATCCTACAACTCAACTATAAGATCGGGCGCAGATTTAAAACTAGCAAGATCAAAATCATGCGCGAACAATCCGTTCTATTTTTTTTCAATCTAAGACTTCAAAAATTCAAGTGGCAAGAGATTCTTAGAGTCGGGCGCGAATCTAAAATGCGCGCAATTCAAGATTCTTTTGAGTTTATCACGATAACTTGGGACAACTGAAAAAAGATTTATGAATTTTTGATACGCATAGAAGTCTGGTTTAGTCAGTTCGATTTCTTTGGAGAGTGGGAGATATTTTTCACCAGAGAAATATCTCCCACCGATTTCACAATTTGAGATCAATTCTTTAGGAAAAACAGTTCCATCATCATAGTCTTTTCGTATAAAGAATTTAGAGTAAGCATAAGGATTTAGTCGATCAGTTAGAACTGTAATTTGATTATGATTTCGATAATATGCAAGGAGCTTCGCGCATTCGAGATTTGGCACTACTTCTGGATAGTTAAAAAAATCAAAATCATAAATTCCGATTGACATTATGCCTCCTCTTGTCGCGCGCGGAATGTAAGAGAACCATTGTCGCTTATTGTATCAATAAGTTCAACTCTATGATATGGAGTTGCTTTGTAGACTTTTGCAATAAAATCATCTTCACTACGAATCCCAGTTACAACAATCTTATTTCCGCGCGAAAACGCACTTTTTTCAATTATGTGTTTTTTACCAGTTGAATCGCGTTCGCTTATCTGTCTATCATAAGCTTGAAAAGCGCCATATATTTTTACGAGGACAACGCCGCTAGTTGTAAGCAAAGTAACAGTCTTCTTTGTTTTATCACGATCGAGAACTGTTCCCGCGATTCTATGGAGCTTGAAAAGTGGAATCTGTTTTCCCTTTATTGGAATATATCGATCTATTTCTGGTGTGCGCGACAAGAATTCAAATTCATCAATCCCATATTGCTCAAGGTCGGCGCGACATAACTCGTGCGGATGAATATAACAAGAAATAGAATCCATTTCCCACTTACTAATAGTTCCTTCGCAATATTTGTGCCACATATCAAAAGTAAGTTTATCATTTACTGTCTTTAGAAGTTGAGATAAATTCTTTTTGATATAATCACTTATTACAGTCATATACTTTTTATAGATTTTGTCCCATTTCTTTTGTTCTATTTTGAAACCACTTTCAGTTTCATCCGTTTGGACTAAAAGGTCCACATCACAATTCTTCTCATAAAACTCAAATGCAATATTATCAAGCCCATAAAAATCTGTACCAAGTTTCATTGTGCGCAGATATTTTGTGAAGTTAAAAATCTTACATTCAAAACTATACTTCTCAGGAATCAACTTAAAGTCTAGTAACATTTTCATATTACGAAGATTAAGAGTTGACTTCGCGCCGCTTATTGAACTAATATATTGAAACATAAGCTCGTCTCTAATCCCAAAATCATCAAATGCGCCGCACTTTATAAGATTTACCATTTGCGGCTTTGTCACTTTAACGCGCGCGAGGAAGTCATCTATACTTTTATATGGACGATTCTCAATAATTAACTTTATGAGATCGTTTCCAATTCTTGTGATACCAGCTAATCCATATCTAATAACATTTTGCTCGACATCTGGAGAGAAAGTAAAAGTAGAATTATTAATGTTCGGCGGTGCGATCTTCACGCCTTCTGACATAATCTTTCCAATAGCAGATGCAACTTTACCGTAGTTTGTACTTTTAACTTTTTTCTTTTTCTTTCCATCTTTTGTTTTAATTACATCCGCTGGATATCCATCACAATCTTCTTCTTCATAAGAGTCCTCTTCTTCGTCCTCTTCTTCATTAAATTCTTCCATTTCGTTAGAATAAGACTCTTCTACTTTTAATTCTTCTGCGGCAGTTTCATCTTCTTCATCTTCATTATCACCGCCAGCATCATTTATAAGACAAGCTGTATTCCAAAAGATTATTGGATATTTATAAGCTAAGTTCATTTCTTGAAGAGCGACAAGGCTATAAGCCAAACAGTGCGCGCGGCAGAAAGAATAACCTCTCTGCACTCTAAGTAATACATCCCATACATAATGTACGAGTTTCATATCGCAATTTTTATCTTTTGCATTTTGAAAATAAAACTGCTCACATTCTTCAAAGAGCTTACCTTGTTTCTTTGCAATTGCTTTACGGCACTTATCAGCAAAAGATAGATCATTTCCACCAAGTCTAGGATCTTGTAACAATGACATCAATCCCTCTTGACTTTCACAAATTCCATCTGTGATTGCTGAGTTGTGCATTAGCCATTCAATTTGATCTTCAAGAAGACCATATTGCTGCATCTCTTGTTTCCAAATATTTATATTTTTACGATATTTTGCCCAAGTATCAAGAGGCTGCTCGGCTCCTTTCTCTGGCGCCATAAGACGAATAACTGAGTTTAGAACGGCAAGTTCATCAACAGATTGCGGCTTAGCTAAAGCAATTCCGTTTATTCCAGATTGCTTCTCCATTTGGAACAAGGAACTAATTTTATGATTTAAAACCATATCCCACATTTGAGAATCTGTGCGCTCAAGATTATAAATACCCACAATTGATTCGTATGTTTCGCGCAAAGTTGGTTTGCGTTCTGCATAACCATATTCACAAAGTAAATCAATACAATTATGAATTTTATCCATCGCTTCAACTGATAAAAGGTCAATCTTTATAAGACTAGCATCTTCGCAGTCATGAAGATCAAAAGCTGTACAAATTGTACCATCAGGCGCGCGCATAAGTCCAGTTGATTCTGTAAAAGGTTCATCAACGAATATAACGCCTCCTGCGTGAATACCAGATCCATTTATCAAACCTTCAATATTTGAAGCAACATTCCATACCTCTGGATAATTTTCAGTCATTTCAAATACAAATTGTTTGATTGGTGCCCAACCTTGTTCTTCATCGCCTTCTAAACACTGTTTTAGACTGCGAAGTTGTCCACGATCAGCTGGTATCAAACTTGCAATATACTGCGCGATATCGACATCTATATTTAAACCTCTGCACGCAGTTAGAATTGCTGATTTAGATTTTTCAGTTCTAAAAGTAGATACATTTGCAACCCTATCTTCTCCATAAACCTTACGAAAGTGCGTGAGAACTTGCGCGCGCTTTGAACCTTCGATATCTGTATCAATATCCAAGACAGATTCACGCTTAGGATTCAAAAACCTCCAAGGGAAACATTTAGTAGCTTCTCTTAACGTATTCATTTGGATGATATCCAAACAATAAAGAAGCAAGAATCCTCCGCCAGATCCACGCGCGGGACCTACGATCGTTCCTGCGTTCCAGCACTCATCAATATTGCGCTGAAGATTAAGAAAGTATGCACTCCATCTTGCTTTATTTACTTCTGATGATTCCCAAGTACGCTGAAGGTTATCTTCAAGAGCAGCGTATGCTTCTTTGTTTTGAAGATCTGGGTGGTTTTCAATCCCATCGATAATTGCATCTACTAGATATTGATCGCTTTTATATGGTGAAGTATAAAACTTTTCCAAAGTAGGCATTAAATCAATAAATATTTGTACATTACGACTACTATGTTTAATGACTGGGCGCCATAAAAGCTCGGGGATTTTTAGTGGCTTTAACAAACTAAAATCTTCACATTTATCTGCGATGTCTTGGATGGTTTTATATGAAGCACGAATGAGATCAATATCATCAAAGCTGGCCTTCATATATGATTCGAGTTCTTCAGTTCCCATCATATATGTGCTTGCATAGAAGTCATCTACTTCTCTGTCACCATTTTGAGAATTTAAAAAAGCTTTGTGGATTGGACGATCTTCTTTTTTCAAATAGTGCGAGTCGGTAGTAATGATATAGTTAAGACCGTGATAAGTTGCGAACTTAAATAATTTTTTATTGACTTTAATTTGGTCTTTATTAAAACTTGGTTGCATTTCAAGATAAAAATCTTTTTTTCCAAAAATTTCTATCATCTGATTAATCCAACGATGAAGTTTCTCTTCCTCAGTCCCACGCAAAATCTGTGTAGGAAGCGCGCCACCAAGACAAGCTGTTGAACCAATAACATGACCAGGATTTGCGCCGATAATATCAAACAAATCTTGATAATAGGTTGGTACTCGTCTCATACCGCGCGCCATATAAGATCTCATCCAAGCACGAGTTGAGATTTCCATTATTTGTTTCATTCCCTTGAGGTCCTTAGCAATCAATAAGAAATGATAATATCTATCTTTTTCCCTATCAAAATTATCTGCATTTAAACCATTTCTAACAAGATAAATTTCATTACCTCTTAGAACTTTTAAGTTTGGATGCTTTTTAGCCTCTTTTTCTATTTGAATCCAAGAAGAAACTGATTCGTGATCTGTAAAAGCAATTACCTTATGATTAAGTTCTTCCGCGCGAGTCATGGCTTGAGGAATTTTTATGATACAATCGCGTAAACGAAGATTTGAAAATTCAGTATGATTATGAAGACTGCCTGGATAATTAAATACTTCTTTCATTTTTTAGAATCACCTTTTTAACCGTTCCTTAAAAAGTTCTAATGTCTCATCGCTGAGTTCTTTTTCATTTCTTTCATATTTTAGTTCATAACAAATAACTTCAGACATGGGCGCGATTATAAGCTAGACATTAAAGAGTTTTATGCTCAAAAAATCTTCTATTTTATCATTAGTTTTAGTAGGATTTATGCTAATATTTAAAGTTGATATCTAAGAATTTTCAAATGCCATATTCCAGGAGTGTCCGTCTTTAAAGTTTAAAATTGCTAAATACATTCTTATCTCCTTTTCTATCTTTCTGTATATATTATATCATATTTTTAAAAATTTTTCAAGTTTTGGCTTTAATATGTTCAAAAGTAACTGGATGGGGTTCGTCGCTAAATCTTCTATTTACGGAATGAAAATTCATACTAAATTCCAATCGCGCTGGACTACTAAAAGGTTTATAGCCTATTCCTGGACCTCCACAATAAATAGTATCTTGTTCACAAGTTATACTTAGATTAGGATCGGCGCGGACAAAAGCAGTAATAATATCATATCCACCATCTGGTGTTCGTCTTTTAAGTTTTAAATAAAAAGGTTCTCCATCATCAATATTAATTGATGTCATATCAAAATAAGAAGTTCCACAATAAGAACATTTATTTGCGTCTGGATTCAATGGTGCGCCACAGTTAGGACAGTTTAAAGTTTTAGACATTTAATAATCCTTCTTCTTCTTATTCAAATTTACCATTCCATTGATAGCAATTAATGGTATTATAATGACCGCTATCAATTTGGCAATCTTTTAAATGCTTACAGTGCTTGCATTTGCCAAAATACTCTAGTTTTAAAAGCTCTTGTAAATGTTTACCTTCTTTAGTCACTTCAAAAAGAAGCTATTCTCTGCACGAAGTTGAATTAAAAGGCATTTTTAAACAGTCTTTTAAATAATCATACATATCACAAGAACGACAATCAAACTAATCGCCTTCTTCGCAATATGCTTTATATGCTATATCAATAAATGTATTCATAAAATACCCCACTATTCTGCCATAGCTTGCGCGAAGCCAGGAAAAGTTTGACTACGAACTCTACTGCGCTCTGCAGGCGGCAAAGATGCTGCTTCGCAATACCAAGCCGGCATTGATTTTCCACTTGAGAATTTTATGCGTTCTTCTGGTTTGACTGGATTTGTTTTTTCAAGTTTTGGCAATCCTTTTAGCCATAAACAAGTCTTCTTTTCATATGGATCGCCAAACCACCAGGGCTAGATAATTTGATCAGGTTTGCGCCAACGTGTTGACATTATACCTACAGGATTCTCAATTGCAATATGATCGCAATTTGCATTTACAAAAGCCATAAAGAATTTCACAGCTTCTTCTCTGTCTTCGAGACGCTTGCGCGCCTTATCACCATATTTTTCGATATTAAACCAACGATTACCAGTACAAGTAAGCAGAGTGCAAGGTGGATGGGCTATAATTAGATCCCATTTAGACACAAAGTGATATTGTCCATTCATAGTTTTAAATAAAATTCCTAGATCAGCTACTGGCGCATCAGGGCAAGTATTATAAGGATTTAAAATTCCTAATACATCTTGTTTTATGTGCCATTCTGGATGACCGCCGCTTGGATCAATTATATCACAAGAATATGCTTCGTGACCTCGCGCGCGAAATGCGGCGCAGACTCGCTGAGATTCTTCACAAGCTACTAATACTTTCATTTAATCTCCTTTTATACATACATTACTAAACTATCATATTCAGGATCAAAATGTACCCCAAGACTTTCTAATTCTTCTAAGTGACATTTTTGAATTAATTCTGGGTCAACCTAAAAGCCTACAATATCATGTTCTGCCCATAAAGAATATTCTTTTTGAAAATCATTCATATAAGGCTCAAGAATCTTTAGAATTTGTATTAGTCTCATTTTTAAATAATCCTTTCTCTCTTTTTAACCATTCATAACTTTTTTCATATGTCTCTTTATCAAGTTCAAGACACAGAAAGTTGCGTTTATTTTCTGCGGCGACCCATGCAGTCACACCAGAACCCGCGCAAGGATCAAATATTAAATCTCCTTCGCAACTGCAATCTAGCATAAGCTCTTTCCAAAGTCCCCAATGCTTTTGAGTGGGATGAATTCGATTCTTACCACCAGGAATCGGATAAGAAAACACCGTATTCTTACAATTTGCATTAAAGTGCGTGCCGCCTTTGCGCTTAAACCATACCGCAAATTCTACACCGCTTAAATACACATATTGCCCATTGGAAGGAACTGGATTAGTCTTCTGCCAAACAATCGGGCGCGTAGTTCCAGGCTTAGAAGCAAAAAACTTAAAAATATCAGAGAACTATTCTCTACCACAAAAAATACATATCATATTCTTTGTAATTCTATACACTTCTTCACAAAATTTTTGCACATTAAAAGTTACAATATCTGCTACACCGAGTTTGTCGAGATTTGAGAGTTGGGTTAAAGTTCCTGTCGCGCGCGACACTTCTCCATATGGAATATCAGTTAAAGTAAAATCAACACTTTTATCTTTCATTTCTTTCATATATTCCATACAATCAATATTTAAAAACGAATTAAAATCCAAGGTTTCTTTCATTTTTCACCTCATAAGCATCAATAAAAATCTAAGGTGTAACCGTTCCGTTCCACTCATTTAGATTCGCGCGTCCTACAATATCTATTTTATTTCCATTTGAGATTTCTTCTATTAAATCTTTTGCATGGAATTTCATATAAGCAATACCATTATACTCAATTTTTAGGGTGTCTTTATTGCTCCCCATAATTTTGATATTAGAAAGTGGAATATTTCTTATATAAATCAAAGGTTCAGGCGACCCTTGTCCCCAGATTCCACCAGCATTACTAATATCGCTAATAATATCAATAACATCCTAGTCTGATGCATCACGCATAAAATTCACAAGATATTCGCTTTCATTAAAGTCATAATCTTTTAAATCATAATTTGAGCACTCAAAAAATGTTTCAAGCGAGCGAGCTGGTAGTGAGCAACCAGCGGCGCCCTAATGTCCCATTACATATTCAAATAATCCTGTCGATTGCAAATAGTCCTTAAAGTTTGAGAATTTATTGTTACTAAGACCTCTCATGCTTCCGCGCAAATATCCCTCATCATTTTCGCGCACAACCATTGTTGGATGGTGATACTTAGCACTCAGACGCATAGCGAGAAGACCGTTTAATTCACTTGGAAAGGTATCGGTATCATCTAATACAACACACAAAATTTTATTCTCTAAGAGATCATATTTGAAAATACGCGCCTCTAATTTTTCAACGGCAGCGTCAAGAAACTTATTTTGATGGGCGCGTGCATTTGTGGCAATTCGAGTTGCTTCTACACAAGCACGCTCTAAAGTTCCTTTTGCGCCCCTTTTATTGCAAGGAACCATTTTATCGCCATCTAAAAAGGCTTTAAACAGAAGTTCCTTTTCTTCCATTGTCCCGACGCGTATAACTGCATTTACAAGAGGAACAACATAAAAAGCAACTGAAATTGGATTCGTCTTTTCTACAATTTCTTCCCAAGAGGCATTCATTGTTCCAGTTATAGAATATGATTGTTTCTCAAGAATCGCGCGAAACATTTTATTCTAAATATGAGATAATCCTTCTTTTATAATATATCGGTTTTCTAAAGTTAAAACACTACCCATATCACCTATCTGACCGAGCGCCGCGAGATCAATCAGTTTATCTGCAAAGTGAGACCCTAAAAGTGAATCTATATATCGACAAAATTGAAAAGTCACACCCGCGCCGACCAATTCTTTGTTACGATAATTGGGAGAAATCTAATTATTAATAACAACCGCATTATCACTAAGTTTCACATCTGTCAAGTGGTGGTCTAATACGAGACAAGGAATTTTAATCTCACTTAACATATCGTGGTATGTCGCATCATTACTGCTACTATCTGGACAGACAATCAAATCATACTCAATATTTTCACTCATAAGACGTTCTATATGATCTTGAAGCCCATGTTGCTTTCCGCTATGTAGCCAATAATCAATTTGACAATGACAGTTTACTTGCTTTGTAAAGAGATAAAAGATTGCTGCACTTGAGAACCCGTCCACGTCACTGTCGACGATCAAAAGAATCCGTGAGTATGGCGGCTTATTATTTAAGACAATTCGATTATATAATGCCGCGCCAATACCAATATTCTTCAAGTCTTTAGGATTTTGAAGTTCATAAGACTAAGGATCCATATAATCTTCAATAGAACTCACACCTCGCGCGCGAAGCAAGTTTTCAACATAGTTCGATTCAAAATTTGGATTTACTAATTTTACATCCATTTAATATACTCTTACCCTTTCTTTTAAAAGTTTTTGAAAGATCTCTGGTCCTTTATCAGTTGGAGAATCTTTCAAATTTGTTATATGATCTCTATCATATATAAAACTCATATTACAATATTGTTTGTATTTTTGACATATATTCCAAAGCTTTTGAAAATATATGTCTTCTTTTGGTTTCTCTTCGTTATCAAAACATAAAACGACTTCGCGCGGCTTTATATTACGAATAAGAATGTCCATTTGAAATTTATTGAAGTTGCTGCCGCAGACTGCAACGCCGCAATTACGAAACTTTGGAAAAGAATCTAGCTACAAGACTCCTTTTTCGGCTTCAAGTACATAAACAATCCCAAGTTCTTTTATTGCGCCTTTTGTGAAATTTAATCCATAAAGATTTAGGCTTAATGGGTGTGAATACCATTTACCTTCAAGTTGAATGGGCGCATATTTCCCAAATTGTTCTACTTCTTCTGGATTTAGCGCGCGCCCTCTAATTCCTACGAGTCGTCCTTTTATATCATAATGTGGAATTATAACTTTGTTATTTATGGAATCGAATCGAATGTTAAATTTTTCCATTGTCTCTTTAGATATTCCATCTTGAAGCCATTCGATTGGATAGTATGTATTAAAACTGTCTATGATTCCTTTATTAAAAGTAGGAAGAACTCGATTTATTTTGCGCCGCGTATATTGCTCGCGTTGCGCGCGATACGTTGCCTCTGTCTCGCACGAAGCTGTGGGCGCGCACGTAAGAACAACTTGTAAGATATCTTGAAACCAGTCATAAACTAGATTTCTTGTTTCATAATAATGCTTCAAGAACTTAAATATGGACTGCGCGCCATCCTCTGTATAGCAATAGAAGATATGACTATTTTTATAATAATATAGTTTATATGATGCTTCTTTTGGGTCTGGATTATGACAAATTGTCTTACAAAGAATAAAATCTCCTTTATCAATCGGCTCCGCGCCAAGTCGTTCTAAAAGATGAAACACATCTTCATCTTTTAAATTCTCAATAATCTCATTGTAGTTTATTGCCATTTTTACTCCATTCCATTTATCTCGTCCAAGACTTTTGAAAGTTGCTCATACTCTTCTGTGTCCCAAGCCGCTTCAAAAGCAGTAGAAAATCCAACATCGACAACTTCCATTCGAGAATTTGTAACAAACAAATCTTTTTTCCGAAGGTTTCCAAGATTCACATCGCTCCAAATTCTAACTTGCGTCCATTCACCACTTCTAACTTTGTACACATCTGTTACCATATTTGGCATTACACTTAGACTTATTTTGCTTGAAGTTAAAAGATCTATTTCTTCTTTTGTGGGACGAGCGCATACAACACCCAAGTCTGCTTTGTTAATAATACTACGGCTACCAGCAAGCGTTGATTCATTTCGGATATTCTATGTTGAATCTGCATTTGCATTTACCTGAGTTGAAGACATAACAAAGATTTGGAGTTCAACTGCTAGATCTTTAAGCGCCGTGGACATCATGAGCAATAACTCATCATTTCTTAACGAGAACCCCTTAAACTCATTTAAAAGACTCGGCGCGATATGAATGTAATCAAAAAATACATATTCTATATCGTGCATCAGCACATTTTCTCTTACAATTGTCTTTAAAAGTTCAATCGTTGGATTGGGCATTCTTACTATATAAAAATTCTCTTTAAAGATCTTTATAAGTTCAACTGCTTGCCGCAATATTCGCTCTTCTTCAGAGGTGAAACCACCATATCTAAATTTTGTTTCATTAAATCCCGTAAGATATGCAAGTATCATCTTTTGAATTTCTTTGTGATCTTGCTCTGTTGCAATAAACAAAACCTTTTTGTTTGAGCCACGAAATATCCATTTTTTTTGTTCTTCAACATAATAAAAAGGAAAAGCTATATAACAAGCATCCCCAACGGCTTGACGAGATTTACCAACACCACTTGAACCTGAGCGCAAATAAAACGTTCCTTTGCGCGCGCCAGCACAAATTTCATTAAAGATCTCTCCTTGAAGTGGAATACCTACATCAAGTCGATCATTTGCAGATTCAATTATCTCTTCTATGCCTTGAAACACATCTGTGGTTTCAGTTGTATCATTCTGTATGAAATTTCTTTCAATTTTTAAAAGTTTTTGTTTTATCTTTGCAAGAATATCATCAATTTCAAGACTTTCAAAAGATTCATTTACTTTTAAATCTTTATCGTTTAAAGGATCATCAACATAAATATCAGAAGTATCAAATCCTTTTGACTTAAATGATTCCAGGAGATTAAATTTCTTTAGTCTTTTATAATAATACTGAAAGTTTAATTCTTCTGATAATTCATCTGCATCTTGTAAAAACTCAATTCCGTTTTGTTGCTTGAATATGATGCGTGCGGGCTCATTTGTTGAGAGATAATTCTCTACATCTATAGGTTGAATCCTTTGCGCGCCATTTGTATAAAGATTTGATATTGCTATAAAGATATATTTATCAAATCTATAATAAAAGTCATCTGGGGTTAGAGTATATTTATCTGTTTCGCTTAGATACTGTGGATGCTTCATGAGAGAACCAAAGATTTGAAGAATAGAATTTCTATCAATCATTTCTCACCTCACACATTATCTATAGACCATTGTTCTTTTTTCTTTTTGCGCGATTGTCTTATAATTGTAGAGACAGGGCGCGCATCACGAGCTCTAATTTGCTCTATAATTGCTTCGATAGTTCCAGTTTTCTTTATTTCGAGTTCTGTCCAATATTTAGCAGATTCGTTATAAATAGATGTTACAATGCCAATACCACCAAGGGCTTTAGATTTATCACCTTTTTGAATTTCATAAAAATATTTCAATGCAAAATATATGCCCTTTGGTGTCATCTTTCTATCTGGTTTTATGAAGTTATTCCACTGAGATTCTATTTTTTGGAAGTCCATTTGCAAATGAACATCTCTATACAAATAATCTATCATACTTTCATACCAGAAATCTTCAGTCTCAACTGCATTGGCATCGTTTCTATTTGTAACCCAGGTATCATAACATTCCTTGTGATAGTAAGATTGCTTTCCTACTATTACAAAAGGTTCTTTTTCTGTATCAAATCGTTGTTTACATAAACGGCACATAATTATATGAGGCATTTATATTCTCCTTTCTATAATTATATTATACCACAAATTTGAAAAAATTTCAAATTAGAAAAAGAAAAGGCAGTTTAAACTGCCTTTTCCGCTAAGAGATCTTTCATTTCGAGAACTACGAGATTAAACAAATCGGTCTAATCCTCTGTAATCTCTGAGAGTTTCATTTGTCGTCCGAAAATCATTTCAATTCGTTTCATAATTCGTTTTGCCATTTCTTCGTCGGCGTTTTCGCCTTCGCCAACAAGTTTTGTCCATAGTTCGCGCGCTTCGTTACGAACAGCAGTAAAGGAAAGAGATTCAACTGGTGTCGTCTCTTTGTGATCGACAACTTTAATTTTATCTATCTCTTCTTGTTTATCTATCGCGCGCCCGATTGCGGCGATTAAATCTTCATAAGAGAAAGGAATTACTGGATCAAGATATGGAAGTCTACTACCAGCAAGAACTCTTGGAGATCTTCTAGTAATAAATCTTCTTACGCTTTCACCATTTTCATCAAAGCGTTGATCTATATATGCAATTATATCGACCATACGATTAACAATATCTGCCGCGCGCGAAGGCATTGCTGGTTGAACTGTTTCAATTACTGTGTCATTAGGACCAGGGATATTCTTCTTTTCTGCGTGACAGATACAACATAACCCAAATCCTAACATTGTAATTGATCTTAAAGCACTTTCAAACTCTGTTTTACATCCACTATAGCCTTGACCCCAAGGAATGTCTCCAAGCTTTTGTACACCATTTTGAGTACAAATGAATTTCTCACAAGCTGACCAAGCTTCCGATACAGTATCTATTACAACTGTGTCGTACATTTCTTTCGCGCGCGGATCAGCAAGTTGGCGTAATACTTGTTTAAAGGTTGACCACTTATCAATATTTACAGGTTTAACGGGGAGATAGTTGGTTCCAACCTCGAAATTACAAAAAAGAGGACGGGGAAGTCTAGCACCGAATGTAGACTTCCCGACTTTCTCTGCACCATAGATACAAAGAAATCTTCCTTTCAGATCGCGGCTAATGGTGTTTTCTTGGATGTTAAAGATATCTACTGCCATTAGCTCTCACCTCTTAAAATCCGAGATCGGCTTTCTTCTTATCGACTGCCGCAGTAGAGGTCTCTGCTGTTTTCTTAGACTTATTCTTTAGAGCTTCGAGTCTAGCCTTGCGCGCGGCAACACCAGCTTTAATCTCATCAATAGTCCAAGACTCTTCCTCATCAAGAGGAGTTTCAGAACCACCAGTAATCATTATATCATGAACACTAATAGTTCTTACGCGTTCTCTTGACTCACCAAAGTCAACTGCATCAGTGATCTTCTCAGTCTTAGAAGTGAAGCAAAGCTTACCGTTTGCCTTATAAGCCTTTCCAGCTTCCCAATGAGATTCAATAGCATTAATAACATTAGGATTGGTAGCGACAAAGTCAAACAAATCAATGTTAAGCGCATTTGCGTCTTCTCTTGTGTAGAGAGGAACAACAGCCTGCACCTTCAAACGAGCGGGATCAAGCTCAACTCCATCTGCATCGACTTCGCGCGCAATGCTAGAAACAAAAAGTTCAACTGTGAAAGTTGCTTCGGGATTAAACTCACCAGTTACCTTTGAGAAGAAACTAGCATTTACACGAGGAGTTGACTTCAACTCGCCATTTTGGTTATAAAATTCGTTCTTTCTAAACGAAGCATTAGTGATTCTAATCTTATCTGCCTGTTCCTTATTACCGCAAGCCGCAATAGAAACATAATCAGTCTTCAACTTTTCAATGGATTCATAAACGGGATTCAAATCGCCGTTATTCTTATACTTGATTGCAAAAACATCGACAGGAATCTCAAGATTCATAAGTTTTCCATCAATAGGTTGGTCAACAAGAACCTTAATAGTGCCCGCGATAGCTTCAGTTGTGCCACCCACCTTATTCGAATAAGATACATTTCTCAAATCAACTTCAGCAAGTATTCCTTCAATTCGTACAGTATTCTGTGCCTTTCTAAACATTTTATTTCTCCTTTTTGTATTGTGTTAAGTGGGTATTAGATGAGAGGGGAGAAATCTCCCCTCTCTTTATTCGACTTACTCAGCGTCGGTATCCTCTTCCTGAACAAAGTTCTGACCAGCCTCAGTAAGAACAACATAAGTGATCTTCTTGCCGTCCTCAGTCTTGCCGCCATCCTCTCTGATAGCAAGCTCGTTCTTCACAAGAGAGTTCACGCAACCGGTAACACTAGCAATCTTCTCTAGACCAAGACCTGCCTGGATCTCAGTGGTCTTGCACTTACCGCCATGATTCTTCACATACATAAACACTTCATAAGTCTTTTCCTTAAGCTTCATTCTAATCTCCTTTTGTCCGCCGCATTTAAATTTATTTTTTATAGTTTTTATTCCCAAGGCGGCTTGGTCGAAAGCCTTTCTTAACTTTCTGAATATATTATATCAGAAATTTCTGATATTTTCAAATTTTAAACCGTTTCTAATTTTAAAATTTTTGAATCTTTTAATTTTAAAGATTTCACGCCTTGCGCGCTAAGCGAGAGTTCTGGTACTTCGCTTTGGCGTAGTCTAAGTTGGGACGTTTCTGATGTAATCAATAGATCATTTGAGTTATACACAAAGATAAAATCTTGGAGACAATCTGTATTTTGTATGCGCCGACCCTTTGTTGCGCGCCCTGTAACTTTTATTTCATCTATAGGAGAAGACTTAATATACCCGTCTTCCGTTACAGATATAATGGCTCGCGCATTTGGATCGAGGCGATTGGCGCAAACAACACTATCGCCAGGATTCAACTTTATGCCCTGAACTCCGCGCGCGACCCTTCCGATAGAACGAATATCCTCTGTTTCTATTATAATAAAGTTACTGTTTTTTGTTGCAATTCCTATTTTCTCATTATTCAAGAATAGAACAGATTTTATTTCATCATTTTCATCAAGTTTTAAAGCGGCGGCGCCGACATTACGAGACAAGTTATATTCTTCTATTGAAGATTTCTTTAGGATTCCATTCTTTGTAATAAAACATATGTATTTATATGGGTTTTCTTTTGAGAGACTTGTAACTGCTACAATCTTCTCATTTTCTGTGATAGGACATATAGCACTAAGATAGACTAATTCATCAAGGTTGATGTCTCGCGCGCGAATGTGATAGAAGTTTCCACGCGAAGTAAAGATCAAAAGCGTATCAGTATTCTTACAGACGAGATTGTTTATGATATATTCGCCTTTTTTGAGTTTGAATTTTGACCCCACAGAGTTTCTACTATTTCGATATAGCGTTGAAGTTGTAGTTGCCCATAATGCCGCGGCATTATTAAAAGAGATTGAGAGTTGCTTTTCTTCAATAGTTTCATTATCAGCATCTTCTGATAGATTGAGAATTTTGGTGCGCCGAGCGTCTCCAAAAGTTTCAGCAACTTCTCTCCATCCTTTAATGAGTTCATTGTTGAATAGTTCCTCGCTTTCGAGAATTTGGGTTATGTGTATGCGCTTTTGTTCAAGATCGTTTGCCTCATCGCGCAATTTTGAAATATCAAGCTTTGAGAGCTTTGAGAGTTTAAGATCGAGAATTGCTTTTGCCTGGACTTCATCAATTGTTAGGAGCTTTTGAAGTGCAATAGAAGCCGCCGCAGTTGAAGCAGAAGATTTAATTGTCTGCACGACTTCATCGATCATATCATAGGCTTTCATCAAGCCTTCGATTATATGAAGGCGCGCGAGAATCTTGCGAAGATCGAATTCAAAACCACGACGATATACAATCTTTTCGTGATCTATATGCGCGATAAGCATTTCACGCAATCCAAGAGTCTGTGGTCTGCGCCCGCCATCAACCAGCACATTCATATTAATGGAAAAGAATGACTGTAATGAAGTCTCTTTATACAACAATTTAAGAACTTTATCGGGATTGGCTTTCTTTGTTAGATAGATTACATAATCTGGAGTTTTACCAGATCCATCATTAATGTGGTCAACTCCGCATTCGGGATCGGCTTCTACCAACTTTTGGATTTCTCCCGAAATTGTATTTGTATAAACACCATATGGAAGTTCTTTTACGATAAAGGCTTTTTGTTTAGGATCAAACTCCACCACACTTCTTAATTTACAAGCGAAGCCAGTGCCATTCTTTAGAGATTCTCGAACTTGATCGGCATTAATTAATAGCGCGCCCGTTGCAAAGTCAGGCAAAATATCTATATCTGCACTAGGATCATTTATAAGTTTTATCATCGCTTCGTTTATATCTTTTAGATTGAACTGAGGAATGCTCGCACTTAAAGACACACCGATTCCTTGTGATCCATTACATATATTATAGTATCCTTTTGATCCTAAAACTTTTGGATAAGTTTCTGTTTCATCAAAGTTATCTGACCATTCGGTTATGATTTCTTTCTCTATATCCTCAAAAAGGCGCGCGCCAAGTTTGCTTAGGCGAAGTTCTGTATAACGGGATGCTGCTTCATCGCCAGTTTCTGTAATTGTTCCACTATTTCCTTGACAATCTTCAAGGGGGTATCGCATAGCAAAAGGCTTTGCCATTCTCATATAGGTTGCATAACAGCTTCCATCACCGTGCGTATAATAGCGCCCAAGACAATCACCAACGACTCGCGCGCTTTTTACAAAAGGCTTAGATGGAATATTCTTTGTTATGTGTAATTGAGAATACATTAACATACGTGCAGAAGGCTTTAAAAGGTCGCGCGCATCACAGATAGCACGATCGAGTATTACATTCCCAGCGTAGCGCGCGAAGTTTTCACTAACTATTTGTTTTAAATCTGACATTTCTTCACCTTATTCTATTACAAACTTACTAAAATCAATATAATTATACACAAATTCTTTTCGATAGTCAATATTTTTTCCCATTAAGTTTATAAGGAGTTCGAGTCCTTCTTCAGAAAATGTAATTGGCTCAAGTTTTTGCCATTCGGGACTAAACATTGAACTTTTTAGGTCGTCATCATCCATTTGTCCCAAGCCTTTGTATTTTGTAATGGTTCCACTTGGATGTGATTTAAATTCATCTTCTGTATAATAAAAATATTTCTTAGATTTCGTTTCTACCTTATATATGGGTGCACGCAACCAGAATAGGCGATTTTCTGTGAGAACTGAAGGACAAATAACTTGAGACATCGCAAGAATTAAGAGTCCTATATGGCTCCCGTCAAAATCTGAATCGGATGCTATTGCGATTTTTCCATAGCGAAGATTTTTTGTTACTTTTCCATAAATAACTCCAAGTGCTTGCTGGAAGAGCTTAACTTCTTCGTTTTGAAGCCCTTCTTCAATCGTGCAATTCAATAGGTTCTTACACTTTCCACGAAGCATTAAGATTCCATATTTATTAATGTCGCGTCCGATTTTCATAGATCCACCAGCAGATAAGCCCTCGCAAAGAATTAAGGTACTATTTTCGCCTAATTCACGCGCGTCTGCCAATTTATCTACATTTAAAATTTTTGCTTTTTGCGCGCGAGTTTGTTCTTTTTCATTATTAAGAACTTGTTGGCGCGCGCGTTCTGCGGCGGCTTCTGCGCGAGCTACTTTTTTTAGCATTTCAACAATAGAATCAAACTCATCTCCATATTTTGCTTTCATCTGTTTTAAAGCATCTGAAAAAGCATTAGAAGCGAGTGTGCGTAGATTTGCATTATTGATTTTTGATTTTGTTTGATTTGCAAAAGATGGTTGTGCTACAGAACAATTTATAACATAAAATAGTCCATCTCTAATACTATCACCATCAAATTTCTGTCCAGATAATGAATTAAAAGTTCGTGTTATGGCACTCTTTGCACCAGTGATTGGACTTCCTCCCTCAGGACATCTCAACCCATTAACAAAAACATATTCTGATTCTTTCCCATCGCCCCATTGAAAAGCAATTTCAATTTTATCTGTTTCATCTTGCGCGGAACCTGTTATAATATGTTTATGTAAGGGGTTTTTATTATTATCTTTAATGAAATCCACTATTCCATTTTTAGCGCAATAAGAAGTTTTATTTCCTGTGTCTATATTTATAATACTAAATGTTATACCAGTGTAAAGATAAGATATATCATGAATATCATTGCAAATTCGATCAAATGAATAACCAATTTCTCCATTCTTAAATACAGTAGGATCTGGACTAAATTTTACCCAAGTTCCGTTTGGAGCATTTGATTCACCTGAATCATAGCCTTCGAGAACTCCTTTATTAAAAATAGCATGAGCATATTTTTTATCTCGATATGAAAATACTTCAAAATATTTAGAGCTAAGGCAAACACATTTGGCTCCAATACCATTAAGCCCCGACGAGTTTTTATATGCGCCTTCTTCAAATTTTCCACCAGTATGAGATCGTGAATAAATTGAGACCAATACATTTTCTCCATCTTCACGGATACCGAATGGGACACCACGACCATAGTCACGAACTGAGATTTCATTTTCTTTTTCTGATACTTGAATTTCAATCTTTTGCCCGAAACCAGCAATAGCTTCATCTGTTGAGTTGTTTATAATTTCTTTTAATGCTTGGTATGTTCCTTCGTTATCGTCACTCCCAAGATACATTTGTATTCGAGTGCGTACACCTTCGCGGAAATCCAATGATTTTATGTCATTAATGCCATAATCTTTTATCATTTTATTTCATCTTCCTTTATCAATCTATTGTTAAACATTGGATGGTCATGACGAAAGTCTGTTTCAAATTCATTTATGCAATTATTACAAAAATATAAAGGAAAATAATACTCACCATTAATTGATTTTAAAGAGCTCTCGCTTTCACCCAAACAATATAGATATGGAGTATTTTGTTTTGTTTCTCGACCACAACGATCGCATAATCTTACTAGCATTTTATTCTCCTTTTTCTTTTATTATAACATAAAAACTTTAAAATTTCAAGTTTTAAAATCCAAAATCTTTCTTTTTCTGTCTCGCGCGCGGACGCATCCAAATTAATTTATCTCGCGCGCGTGTTGCGGCGACATATGCAACATTACACTCATCATCATTATACATTCGCGCGCCGACCACTATAACTTTTTTCCATTCAAGTCCTTTTGAGGAATGAATTGTTAAAAGTTTTATTGTGTTATTTGCCATTTTGTCTTTTAATTCTTGCGCGGTCAAATCTCCTTGTTTAAAAGATTCATATGGAATCTTTTGAGAAGCAAAAATCGCTGCAAGATCGTCGAGCTAGGCATTTGTCCGACATAAGACCGCGCAATTATTGTAACAGGGATATGCACCAACTACCTCATCTAAAATAAATTTATATGAAAGTGGCTCTTCGTGGACAAAACCACTAATCTCTCTAATTGGGATTGAATCATCTGTAAGTCCAGTTTTAACAATAATACGGCGCGCGAAATTTAGGATATTGGATCCATTTCTATAATTCTCATTAAGAGAAAAAAGTTTGACGCCTGATTTTCTACTAAGCGTTTGCATATATTGATAACTACAACCGCGAAATTGGTAGATTGTTTGGCGTGGATCTCCTACTACAAAAAAATAAGTCGGATTCAACATTTCAAATAAAAAGAAATATTGGTGTTCATCTGCGTCCTATGCTTCATCTAATAAAACCCAGTCATAATGACGCAAGCACTATGGATTTTCTTCTACCATTTGAAATAATTCATCAAATCTCTCTTGCTTTAAGACTTTCTCTGTTTTTATGCCTGCGCGCACAAGCAACAAATTCGCAAGTGCGTGAATTGTTCCAACAAATAGTCCTTTAGGATAATCTGCGCCGAGTCTATCACGCAAAGTCTCTGCTGCTAAATTCGTAAAAGTAATAACAGCAATCTTCGTTGGGTCAGCACCCGCGCGCAAGATCTAGCGAACTTTTTCGGTTAGAATTGTAGTCTTACCAGATCCAGCGCAAGACTTTACAACAATCTTATCATATGGCGCGCTTATGATGTTTTTCTGTAATATTGAGAGTTCCATTAGCCACCTTCTTTCATATTATATCCATATTCTTTAGTTCCATAGAATTGTATCCAATATTTTTCTTTCTCTCCGAGTTTATCCTTCGGAACTTCTTCTAAAAGTTCCCAGGTAAAATGATCTACTCCATACTTTTTAAGGGCGCGCTAAAATTGAGAGTCAGCGACTCCCTCCAAGCCATACGCACTTTTTATATGATTCTCAAACCTTGTAGCGACCGTAACACTTTTTCCAATATAAATTTCTTTTGTGTCTATATTCGTAACTTTATAGATCCCACTTGGATTGCGCCCAGCAAGAACTCGTTTTACCATTTCTTTCGTGGGCTTTGATATATAATTACTATATAAAAATTTATTAAAAAGTTCAAATTTTTGAAGCCTTGGACGCACAGAATTCAGTATTTCAATATCACCGAGAGTCTCTGCGTCAAATTGGACTCGATAAAAGTCTTGTTGGGATTCCATCGCGCGCGAACGTAGAATTTCTTCATTTATGACATCTCTTTGTGCCTTATATTCTTCTATAAGAGTTTTTAATTCTGAGAGGTCTATTTTTTGAGATTCAATTTCTTGGCACATTTTTGATTTTAAGTGTTCTATTTGCGCCGTTGCCGCCTCTTGCGCGCTTTCTGTCCATTCACATATTTCTTCTTCAATTTGATTCTTTTTAAATTCTTTTTGTTCGGCTAGAAGTCGATCTAATTCTTCTTCTCTTATCTTTTTAAGAGATGAATTAAAATTTTGTTTTTCTTTTATTTCATTTGAAAGATGTTGAATTTCATTTCTAAGTCTTATACTTTCTTCTGACATATCTTGAATTTTGTTCTAAGAAAGTAAATTATATTTTTCTTTTAAATCCTTATTCTATTTAAAAAGAACTATAATTCCTATAATTCCTATAATAGATAATAATATGAATATTTCCATTTATAATATTTCTCCTTTTAAATCTATATATATTATAACAGAATTTATACTAAATTTCAAATTTTAATTTTAGCTTTTAGAATTTGAAAATTATTTGAATTTGTGATATACTATATATAGAAAGAAAAGGAAGGTAGAATTGTATGGAAGGATATATTAACGGTTTTGACTGGAAAGAAGCAGAAGCTATGAAGTATTGGTCTTTTGGATCATCTATAAGTCTTGAAACAAGACAGAAAACAGTAAAAGACGCAATATTTAGCGGCGACTATATAGGGAGCATGAAAGTCGATGGATATTACGAAAGATTATTGAAAGATGAAGATGGAAATTGTTTTATGATCGCGCGCAGTCGTAATGTTAATGGAGAAATTGTGAACAAAATTGATTGGGCGCCACAAGTAAAAGAATGGATGGATTTGCTTCCAAATGGGACTTGTGTGCTTTCTGAATGTTATCTTCCTGGAAATGAAGGTAGTAAGAACATAACTTCGATTCTTGGCTGCCTTAAAGAGAAGGCTATCGCACGCCAAGAGAAAACACCACTTCATTTTTATATATTTGATGTAATGGCATATGATGGACAAAATCTTACAAAAGTTCCTTTTGTAGATCGAGTAAAATATTTAAAAACTCTTTCTATTTTTAAATCTGATTTTGTATCTTTCGCGCAATATTTTGAAGGAGAAGAATTGTGGTCAAATCTTCAATCTTATCTTGCTAATGGGCGCGAAGGAGTTGTAATAATGCGAAAAGATGCTCCGGTTTATTTTAAGCGCACCCCAGCGCGCGTAAGTATAAAAATAAAGAAGGAATTAAAAGAAACCCTTGATGTTGTAATAATTGGTGCAAATGCGCCGACTCGTGAATATAACGGAAAGGAAATTGAGACCTGGAAGTATTGGGAAAATACAAAGACAGGAGAAAAAATTCTTGGCGAGCATTTTATGGATCATACTTCTGGACTTCCGATTGAACCAGTAACAAAAGCGTATTTTAATGGCTGGGCAGGAAGTTTGATTATCGGCGCGAAAAAAGATGGGCAAATGGTACAAATTGGATCACTTAGTGGTATTACAGAAGAAGTTTTGTCTAATTGGAGAGCCTATCTTGGAAAAGTTATAGAGATTACGGGTATGCAGATAATGGACACTGGAGGTATCAGACATCCCAAACTCGTTCAGTTTAGAGATGATCTTACACCAAATGATACAGATTGGTATAGAATTTTTAAGTAAGTTTTGTTAGAATAATGGTCTTAGAGTCTTTCCGATTGAAGTGAGAGACTCTAAGGCTTTATTTTAGTATAGAGTTGGGGTTCCC